CGATTCAGATTGATAGGTTTATAAAAAACATAGATAAGCTTGGTGAAGGAGATACTCCGGCAGATGTATTAAGGATACTTAACTTTTCTCCCTATGTTATAGAAGGTCCTAAGACAAAGAAAAAGAAAAAGAAAAAAAGTGTAGCTGAACAAAATGCTGAGTACTACAAAGAACAGGAGAGAAAGAAAAAGCAAACTAAAAATTTAGAGTTCTCAAGAACTAATAGCAATCAATCAAGACGTAGAAGAACAGGTTCTAATAGTAGACCAAGAAGAGAAAGAAGATAGTCATGCCATTTAAAAAGATAGGAGATAACAAATATCAAAGTCCAAGTGGAAGAACCTTTACGGAGAAACAAGTAAAGCTGTACTACGCAACTGATGGATTTAAAAAAGATATAAAGAAACCTAGAGGATTAAGACCATCTAAAAGATACGGTAATTAGTAGTATCTAAAGTATCGTAGTGTTTTTTGTTTGTCATAATATATCATAAGTTCTTGGTCATTAACAGCTCCCTCACGAGGTTTTCTACCACCCCACTTTACACTACCTTCAATCTGTGATGGCTGACCATAAACAATACCATCATCACATGCCCATATCATTACAGGGTTTAGCCTTTTGTCGCATAGCTTAACAACTTTTCGTGCCGCTACCGGAAGAGGATAGCAGTTAGCTAAAGTTCTATATCTACCCTTTACTTCAGCATAAGCAATAAGGTTTCCATCCTTATCAAATATTTTATAATCAATATCGTTGGGTCCTAACTTTTTAAAAGAGCCTTGAAATCTTTTGACAAAATAGTTTATAGCTTTTTTTTCCCGGCTTAAATCTAAGTCGTTTTCAAACCTCATAGGTTGTTTATTATTATAAGATATATTAAGATGATTAGTATTCCTGTATAGCTGAATGCAATCGCAAGAAGTTTGTCATCATGTTTCCTATCGTTCATTTGCATGTATTTCTGCGTGACATCTTGTACATAGAATTACGCATTTATTAATTTCCTCTTGTATTTTTTCCATAGAACAACCTCTACCTATAGCATCTGCTATATTAAAACTCTTCTCTCCTCTTACATGATGAAAAGCTAGAGCATTAATCTGAAAGCTTTCATGAGTCTCTTGTGAGTACCCACACTTTTCACATTTTGTTTTATAACTTTCTATAAAACTCTTTATCTTGCGATGCCTTTCCTTTTTGTATAGTATTTTGCAAGGCTTACAAAGAGTGTCTTTGATTATCTTACCGGCAAGTGTTCTTCTACCTGCACTATAAAATTCTGTTTCAGGTTTAATCTCTTTACAACTCCTGCATTTTTTAGAGGTCATCCTGTATTGAGTCGGTTAACTGCTTTAACTCCTCTTGAATTTCAGCTATAGCCTCCTGTGTATTTTGATATTCCCTGTCACATAAGGACTCGTATATGATTACATTAAGAGAGTGGAGTCTCTGCATCAAACTATTGATGTAGTTAAGTCTCTCTTGCTCTAATGCTGTTATCATTTTGTCTAAATTAACAACAATTTAACTACAATTCCTAATCATTTAACATATTTTTTATTTCAAACAACTCATCCTCAAGGTCATTATACTTTATTTCTAACTCAAAGTAAGACTTTAATAGCTCTTCATATGTGTAATCTATTACGGGATGACTCTTGTTTTCAAATATAGTCTTACACATTTTATATCTACGATATAAGTCCGGCTCATGCTTTAAATAATTCTTCGCATTCTTTACGGAATTTATAATCGTGGCATGGTTTTTATTAAAGTGGTCTGCAATTCTTTGATAAGTAACACCTCTTTCGTGTAGTATGTATGAGTATATAAGTCTTGCGTCTATGTGTTTAGTGGTTCTACTTTTAGATTGTATATCTACTTGCATCTCTGCGTTCACTATCTTCTCCAAAAAATTCATCTGTGAGTTTGTCACCATCGTCATTCAATTTAATTATTTTATTTTGATTATAGTAGTCTAAGTATTCATCCGAATCTATTTCGTGAAGGTCTAAAAATATTGGAGGAACATCTTCTTGATGCATATATTCTACCACATAAAAGTATGACTCTGATGTTGCATTAGATACACCGGCAATCTTTTGTTCCCAAAAATCTTTAATGGGTAAATAGGAAGCCATCTCATCCATTTGTTTTGCTATATCAAAACCAATCTTTATAGGTAGCTCTCTGATTTTATCTACAAAATATTCATCTACCTCGTAGTGTTTAATCTCCCCTATATATTTCTGTCTTAGCATATTTTTTTAGTTCTTTTATTCTGTACTCTTGCAAGGCTGATACTTTACCTTCTTTTGTTTTACACTCTATAAATAAAACGTCTGAGTCTTTTGGAATAGCAATCAAATCAGGTATGCCATTCTTGTTTGTAACAGTTAGTTTAATTACATAGTATCCTTCTGCTTCTAGTTGTTTAATTCTTTTTTTTTGTATCTTTTGTTCTGTCATTATTATAGTCAATTAAAAATCCAACAGCTACTATGATGTTCATTCCAACGGAGCTAAATAATTCTACTACGCTGTGAAAGCTGTGAATTGATAGGTGAATGTGACCCACCACCCAAAAAGGAATAGCTAGGTTCTGACTTACCCACACTAACAAGAACTTCAGAAACCTCATATTACAAAGATAACAAATCCTTCTTGAAGTGATTAACCGTATAATCCTTCTTCTTTATTACTGCTTTATATATATCATTTTCAATTCCGTCTTTTGAAAATATCCAATAGACATCATTCTTTAATCTTTCTTTGGTTGTCATCCTGTCTCTTGATTGCCAATAACTTGTGGCTGAAAAATCTATATTGTAATATACAAGGGCATCAGCTTGACGTAAACTAATACCTTCTCTTCCACTTACAATCTGAAGAGCAATAGATTTATTTGTGGTATTAAACTTCTCAAGGTCTGTGGTTATCTCGTCACCAAATATTTCTTGAATAGCTTTTAGCTCTTGTCTAAACTTATAAAAGATACCTATCTTCTGACCCTTAAACACTCGCTTTATATATTCTGCCTTACTATAATCAAGAATGGTAGCCTTGTTAGATTCAAATATAATTGTGCCGGAGTAAAGCTGATGTAGTTTATTCATAAGCTTTGCCGGTGTATCACCTAATATTAATTCTTCATTACCCTCAACAACTCTGTTTCTTTTTAATCTCTTTGCTATATCATAGGTGGTTTGTTTCATTTCTACTTCCAATATTCTTTCAGTTGTTTCAACTTTAAACCCTGCTTCCTTTTGTGTATAGCTAATGGTATAGGGTTGCATGGTTCTAAGTATGCTTGGCTTACCTCCACTATAGTCATTGATGTACATTGAGTTTATTTTTTTCCTTGTAACTTTAATATAATCCTTAGCGAAGGCATAAAAGTTTTTGAAATGATTGAAAGGATTAGATGGTATACCAAACACCTGATGATACATTTGACTGTAACTCTCAGGTGTTGGTGTACCTGACAATAAACACACACTACAATCGTGTTTCTTAATAAAATCTTTTACGTTCTTAGCTCTGTTACTTGGCTTAGGAAAAGCTCCTAGTCCATGAGCCTCATCCAATACTAAGTAGTCACACCTAGTTACCATGAGCTTATGCATGGACTCATAGTTTATTACTTCACATTTAAAGTTTGGATTCAATAACTGATAGTCAGCAACGATAGATGATATCGCTTTCTTTTTAGTTAAGAATACAACATTTCTAAATCCACATGCTTGAGCTATGCCCAATGCTGTTAGTGTTTTGCCTGTCCTAACTTCCATTGCAAGATAAACGAAACGATACTTATGTATTACTTCTCTTGCATTATTTATTATCCTTTTTTGATAGGTTCTCCAACTTAGCTTCATAGTGTTTTATTGTGTTTGTTATTTTGTCTCTCACTTCATCGTCTTCTTCTGTATTGTACACATACTCATGTGTTACAATTGCTTTTCTTCCTCTTCCTTTTTTTACTTCCTTCGTTTGAAACATCACATGCTCAAGTATTCTAACTTGTTTAAGTGTTTGCTCATCTGAGTATCCGTATTGTTCGTACTTAATTATATTCATCTGATATATACTTAAGTATTTTTACACACTTCTCATACTCTTCGTTCTCGCTAAAGTATATTCTCATATCTTCAAGTATATCTTTTGTTACCGGTTCAGCAGGGTGGTGAATAAAGTATCCATCTTCTGAGGTAATAAAGTCTTTAGCTGACTTGTCATTTATGATAACATCATATGAATTTCTAAATGCAGTATCTAAATATTCTTCGATGTTGCTCATAAAAGTTTTGTTTGTATGTTTAGTTCTTCCTTTCTTTTCATCCTCATCCATCTGCCTTGAGTATCTCTTCCTTCTTCCGGTGCACCACCTGTAATATAATTAGCATATGATACCATCCATTTGTTAAACCTTATCCTACTTATCGTTAGCTTTGCCTTCGGTCCATAGTCAGGATACTCTTCAATGAAATCATAGTAGCAATCCTGCAGATGTATCTTGGTATCAACCTGTAATCTTTCATTAGCTATTGTTCCGTTGATAACACCACACCATTCGATAAAGTCATGACAAGTCTCAGCTGATAGTTGTCTGATTTTTAAATTTACGAATTTACTTTTTACTAATCCTTTATTCAGGTAAGTTTGTAAACAACAAATCATATAGTTATCAAACAGGCACCACTCATTATCATCCCAATCTCCAAACATTAATTTGTCAAACTCATCAAGAGGTGTGAAGTTTTTATTGTAATGTTGGTGTAGTTCAAGCTCCCATTTTCTACGAGCAAAAGAATTACCTGCACCTTTGATAGCATAGTTAGTTGTGATAGCTATCTTTGGAGACTTACTGAAAGGAATCTTTATAGCATCCTTGTTCTTCTTCTCCAACGTTAAACCCTCAGTAACTACACTAAATAATCTTTCAAAGTCAAAGTATTTTTTTACGTCATCAAACACAAGTATCTGTGTGTCAGCTGATACAAGTTGATATGCAAAGCTACGTTCAAATGTGAATGACTTACCATCAATCGTTACAACTTTTTTCATTTGACTTAAAGCATTCATAAATATTCCCTTCCCGGTACCCCCTTCAGGATTGTCTGATATAACCTCATCGTTTAAGATTACTGCCGGACAATAGCTTAAGTTCTTATGACCATGCATTAGAAATCCTATCGTTGATTCCATAGACTCAACTCGGTCTTCTTCTTTTTTACATATGTTATATATAAATGTTTTGTAATCTGAATCGTTGGTCTCACACACATTAAACTTTCTATCAATGACATGGTCTTTCCAAACGTATCCACCTAAGTCAAGGTAATCCAATATGTCTATGTTCTCTTTAGTTATTTTAACTGCACAATTTTTAAAGTAAATGTATGATGTATTCTTTGTGTCCTCAATAAAATATATATCTATCGTAGACAGCAAGGACAGAAACTCTTCCTTAAAAAATCTTGTGTTGTCAGCAAAGTAATTGTATATGCTTGAATCATCTAAGTCTATGAGTTGATTCAATACAAAATCTTTTATTTGCTTTTCATCTGTGTGGTCTATCAAATTATTAGTAACCTTTACAAAGACATAGTTCTTACTACCTTCAGGACAATACTTATAGAATCCATTGTCTTCTAAGAATTGTTTGAATAAGATATGAACTACTTTGATTACTCCCTTGTCACTCTTTGTCCAAAACTTTTGCTCTTTGTTCTCATCATCTACTCGTTGCAATACTGATTCAATTACGTTCTCTCCTATTTCGCTGTCAAGTAATTGAGATTTAATTTCTTTTTTAGAAACACCTCTTCGTAATTTAATTTTAATATTGTTTATTCTTTCGTCATCTTCGTAGTATTTCGTCCCAAAGTTTTGTGTCTGTGCATATGCAGACTCTATCGTTTGTGCTATCTCTCTTTGTCCAAATCCTTTAGTCTGATAGTTGCTTAACACATAACTCGCTAAGGATTTATTAATACCAAAGTCATTGAATGCTGAAGCTAAAACATAAGTGTTGTTGTTTCTTTGACCTTCAACCATTGGGTATTTTTTTACCCACCACTTAGTTAGTATCTCCACTATTTTATTTTCATCTGTGATTGGTAAAGTTGGCAGGTCTCTAAGCGAATGCTTCTCCTCGTATACTTTCTCTTCAATCTTATCCCACTCACTTGAGTTTTCATTTACAAAAATTAGTGGGTCATAACTTTCGTAGCACACACGAGATAAGTTCTTGCAAGTAACATCAAACCTTGGGTTATCAAAATGCTTGGCAAGTGAATTGAAATAGTTCACATGATTCTCTGCATCCTTTGGTATCTTGATTAATACTTTAAGTCCTAACCCTGATGGAGAAATAAATACAGAGTAAACATATTTATCTTTGGTCAGGTTCTCTTTGTCTTGTAAAAGCTCTTTGTTTTTTTCATAGCCATCAAAGTCAAGACATATAATTCCTGTATGTTCTTGTAAGCTATTGTCGTTTCTCTTATTAAATATACCTGAGAAACATATGGCAGGTAAATTCTTTTTAAGTTCATTCCTTTCGGTCTTTCTTTTCTCTGCCCTTATTTGTTTTACTAATTCTTTAGTGGCTCCATCCTTGATTCGTTTAAGTATATGCTTTACAGGTCTGTGGAATGGAGTGTCAGTTTGTTTTATGTTTTGAAATATCGTAATGCTTTGTTCAGATGTTGTCATTGTAGTGGTTTGTGTCGAGTCTATGTTGAGTTTATGTTAAGTTTGTGTCTGATTATCAATGAGTTGCATACTATGTTAACTTTTTAACCTCGTATACAGGAAATAAAAATAAATAAAATATAATTAATATAGGGAAGAATGAACAGAATTTTTAACATTCTCAACACCCTTCCCTGTTATTAAATTAGAATGGAAGGTCTGCTTCTGCCTTCTCTTCTTGTGCTTTGTTCTCTGTATTCTTGGGAACAAATGTGTCAAGTTCTAAGTAGTAGTTACCACTCTTCGCTTGGTTGCAGTTGAGGTTAACCCATCCACCTTTTTGATGCTTCTTCATGAATGAAATTGCATCGTCTACTTTCACACTAATTCTACCAACTACAAAGTCAGGAGCATTATCTCTACGTTTGAATGAGAATCCGTCAGCAAAGATTTTTTCTTCAGCTTGTGCCATAATTTTAAAATTTAATAATTGATTTTTGTTCCATTAATTTCATTGTTTGAACTACACATTTCTCGTAGTCAAGAACACTATCATATTCCAACGGAACTTCAATAACATAATGTGTCCTTTTTCTTTTTATTGTTTTAGCTATCCATCTATATGGTGTTCCGAATATAGTATGACTTGATATCTTCTGTTCGATTGTCGCCAAAGTATTTGTGGTAAACTTCAAGAGCTTGTTCCACTTTGTACGCACCTCTTTCATAACTCTCTTCAGATAATTCATACATGCCCAAAACATTTGTAGACTTGTCAATAACAAGGAACATAATTGGTTTACCAAATAGCTCCCGATAAATATAACCTTGTGAATCATAATTGTAATTATAAATTGAACTTTTAAATTTAGTGATGTCTCCACTTGTCTTCAGGTCTATCACATAATCTTTATGAACGATGTCTGCTTTACCTTTCCATAAAGCACCACCATTTAATTCACCGATGTTCTTTACGTTTGGTTCTTCATACTTGTTCTCTTTGTCCTGAATTAACTCATAGAAATCAAAGTTACTCAGCATAACATCACACCACTTATCCACATCCTCTTGCTCTGACTTAAGTAAAGCGAAGGGAATCATATGCTCTGCACAAAATTCCTTGTATAGTTTGGTGTTCCTGCTACTCGCATCTGCTATTAAATATTCATCAACCTTTTCAGGTTCAAGCATCTTACAATGAAAATATCTACCCATTAAGAATGCCTTGTTGTCAGGTTGAGGTATGCCATATCGAGCAGGGTTGCGTAGCAAAGTTCCTATGTCAGAATTAGAGAGGAATTGTTTACCAATCCCTCCGTAATATTCTGCATCTGATTTTAATAAATTGATTACCTTTTTTGTTATCTTACTTTGCATCCTGTAGTGTCTTCTTTATTTGATTCTTCACTTTAGTATTTACTTTATACTTCTTACTGATGTTGCTTATAATCCACTCAAGTCCTTTTGATTTGTGTGTTGCTACATACTTAAGAACATCTACCATCTTCTCATCATTCAGTTCCATTAAAACTTGTTTGGTTTCTTTGGTCTGATTGGCGATAGCATTGTTGACTTCGTTAGCTGATGCAACTGAAGTGTCGATACCTATTCCAAAGTTTCCTAAAGCTCTACCCCATGCTGAAGTTTCGCAGTTCTCTACATAAGATGTCTTGTTGATAAAGGTACTACCTTTCTCTTCTTCTGCCATCCCTGTAGCTACAACTCTTCCGTCTTCATTTACAACTGAAGCAAGAATTAGTATTGAGTTTTCTGTTTTCTCTAACACCTCTGATGTTAGTGCAAAGTTTGGGTACGTCTCACGAAAGTATCTTAACCTTTCATTGACTTCTACATATTGTTTACCCTTGATGTTTACTGATTTTAATTGTGCCATAATTTATTTTATTTTATTTAATTTATCACTTATATTATTATACTTATTTAATAATCTTATCCTTGCGTTTTTCAAAGAAGTAATTTGTTTAGGGTTGTTCTTTCCATTAACCTCATGTCTTACTGCTTCCTCCACCTTGTCAAGTTTTTCCCTGTAGTTTTGTAGTGCAGTAGTGTAGACTCCGAATCTCCATCCACCCTCTAAAAATGGGTCTATGTTTTTTACTTCGGTGTAGAAGTTACCACCCTTTGATGTGTTATATATATTAACTTGCTGTGATTCAAGGTCATAAACAATCTTAATCCCAAAAACCATACGAGCTTCATATCCTTGACCATCAAGTGCAGATGAATAACTATCGTCCATTGCCTCAACCCAAACGTCCCTTAAACTAATTCTATTATTCATAAATTTCTTGTAAACCTACTAATAATTTTTTATAATCTTCGTCTTCTCTTTTAAACTTAGTTACCATGTTGACTCCATGGTTTATGCTTGAATGACCTACGTCATATCCTCGTTCAGACATATATGTTTGAATATACTTGAGCTTCATCGGTCTGTTCCTACACAAATAATAAAGTAGATGTCGAGCATCGACAACCTCCCTCACCTTTGTCTTAGTAAACAAATCCTTTTCGTCTACTTGATATAGCTTACATACTTTCTCAACATAGCTATTAAAAATATCTAATTTCATTTCTTATTTGATTTAATTAATTCCTCTTTCCTCACTTGAACTTGATACAAAATCAGGTACCCAATGATATCACTAATTGTATCCTCTGTTTTATCTGTCAGTCCAACGTTTTTTATTCTGCTCAACTTGTCATCAAGTCGAGACAGGATTGCTTCCTTTGGTGATAGCTTACTAAAAATCTGAGGTGGATTGTTAGCAGTATCTCCATAAGCTTTATTCTTTTCGAGTAGTAACAGGACTACGTCCCTCGCTACTTCTTTTATTAGTTCCTCGGTTTTCTTCATACCTTTCTTTTAATTCTATTTCAGTTTTTAATTGTTCTAATGTATCTAACATATCATCAACAGGGGATGCTACATAGTTTGGGATGTCATCAAGGAACTCTTCCTTGCCATCGTCCCACATAATTTTAATAGTCCAATGTGTTATTCTTGCCATGTCTATAGTGTTTTAACAGCATCGGATAATTTTACATACCAATGCCCATCTTTTAATATTCTTTTACATCTTGTCCATAGGTCAGGTTTCTTTTGAATGTAACCTAACTCCATAGTAATACGAAGACCAAGAGCTTTCGCTTCAATTAATTCTTCTTCGTTCTCAATCAAACTTTCGGAGTCATCGTCATATAATATATATAGTTCAACAGCTCCTACTTTATATATAGCTTCAGCGTTGTCGGTTACATCCCACCAACAGAAACCATCTTGCATTTTAATTAACCTATTCTTCCTCATCGCTATATTTATTTTGAAGAGCTTGAATGTATCGCTTGTCTAAACCTTTCTGCTTTGCATCAAGTATCATATCTGCTAAGCTTAGCTTTGGTTTAGGAAAGTTCTTATCAACCTCTATTTGAATAGCCACATTAACTGCCTCTATAATTGATTCGCTTGATAGTATATTAGATAATATTTCTAATGCTTGTTCTTTAGTCACCCAAGGATATTCCAAAACTACATCTTCAATGTGCCATAGATACTCAACAGAATATCCTTCAAGTTCTAAAATAGTAATCGCTTGATTACTAATCTCTGCTTTTGTTGGTTGCTTGTCTGCCATAATATTTAAAATAAATTAGTAATAAATTCCTCTGTTTCAAAATCAGACTTTGCTTTTATTGATTCAATGAATGCGTGAAGGATGAAAGGATTATTATTATTTCTCCCACCAATACTCCAACGAGTCAATGAATTAATAGTGTAGTCTAAGTCATATGTCTTCCAATCATATATCTCCATGGTTTCAATTCCATCCTCTGACTCTACTTCAATAACCCAAGTCATTTGAACTTTGTTGTCTCCACTTCCATGCATGGTTGGAAAACCAAATGCATCAACCAAATCTGAATAAGTTGTATTAACTATCTCTGAAATTTTGTGAGTGCCACCCATCCAAGTGTACTCATCTTTTGTAAGGGTTTTGAGACGGAGACCCTGATACTCCGATACTTTATTTGCCATAGTGTTTTATTAAAAAGTTGAACAATATTACGAAATTAATTCGACAATTCCTAATCATTTCGTATTTTTTTTTTATTATAAGTGACCTCCACATCCGTCTACTTCATACCTCCATTCACATGATTGGTCTTTGTCTGTCCAATCTCCACTATCCATCCCTAACCCATACTCGTACTTTGCTTTGGACATTTGTTCATCAATCTTATCGACCCATAAATGTTCGTTGTCGTTGAGGTACTCCTGCACCTCGAACTCATCGACTGAGTCAGGGATTTCAATTTCTACTTCAGTTGTTTTGTGGTATACACTTCTGTGTAATATAGTTGCTTTCATAGTTTTTATATTTCTGCGTTAAAGTTTAATATGTCTTCGTCAGGATTGTCGTCAAAGAACTCTTTCATCTTTGTTCCCATCAACCAATCAGCATACTCCGATAAATCTAATGGGGTTACTTTATATTTCTCACAATCCTCATCTCCATAACTTCTTTTGTTTTCTATTTTCTCGAGTGAGTCAAACATATGCTTAACTCTTTTGACTGCACCTGAATCTTCAATAGATTTTAATTCCTTGCACAGATGGTCATAGCTATCTCTGTCTAATGAATAATCTACTGCGTATGGCTCGTCTTCTTCTGCACCAAATCTGCATCCTGCATCACTTGGTTGGACTGCGAACATAAATTTACCTTCGATGTCTCCGTAATAAAATCTTCCCATAATTATATATATTTAGTTTCTGTTAGTTATTAATTCTATTAACTCCTCTTGCTCAGGTTTTTTATACTCTGAGTCGTACACCCCAATGATTTCTTGGTCTCCTCTTTTAGCATCAGCAATTGAATATAATATATAGCTCTTGTCTTTGAACTCTACACAAATACAATCCTTACTATACCTTCCCCAATATTCATCGTGATGGGTGAGGTCTCTCTTGTAGGAGCTTCTCACAAACACATTTGCATTTGGATACTTATCAGCAATCTCTTGTTGCACTTTGTCTTTGTTGGTTGTCTCCATTATCTCACGCTTATACATATCTTTATTGGTTTGTGATTTCTCTCTTGCGTAAACAAGAAATGTATTTAGGTTTACATAACGAGAGTTGTCACGAAGGTAGTAGCTTTGAAATGTCATTTTAGTGTGATGCTTTCCGTTCTTCCAAACCTTATCAAAAGCACTACTCCTAATCAAATCAATCTTGTCTTCTTGATTCGATTTGTTGGTGAAAACAAAGTCTAAGGTAAAGTGTGGCACTTTATAAAACAGACCTGTTCCTTCACATGAACTTTTAATATTAAATTTTATTTCAATATTACAATACTCAGAGGTCACAGACTCATGAGCATAAGAGTTCTTATATGTATATCTACCCTCATACCTCCTGTAATCGTAATCATACTCACAATCAATCTTGAAGCTGAAGTTAATATCAGATAGATAATTCTCGTAGTCTGTCTTTATTATTTCGCTTGGCTCAACCTTGCCATCAAACCTGCCATCAGTATATCTATCTTTACGTCTATCCTTTACCTCAAGTTTAGTCAGGGCATTATATATATCTACCCCATTGTTGTAGTTCGTGACTTTCTTTGCGATTCTGTTTTTAACTGCTTGGTCTGTTCTGTGGAGGACTTTTGCTTTCAGTTCCTCGTTGTCAACAAACACTTTGTTTTCGATTAAGGCATCCCAAATCTTGCCATGATTAAATTGAACAGGAATATCAATTCTCTGACCTATCCTGTCTCCTGTCAGATGGTGGAAACTAACCACCATATTCTGAACGTTTTCTGACCATTCTATTTTATCCAAATAAGAATAATCATTGTGAACTATTTGTTTCATATATGTAGTGTTTAAAAATTAGAGAACAGGCGAGGATTCGAACCTCTGTTTTTAAACTAACGTATGTGTCAAATCTTACAAACCACTCCGACCACCAAGGTAGCACCTGTTCTGTATTATATATATATTATTTGCCTACTGATAATTCGTAAGCTAAATCTGAACCATCATCCTGACAATCCATACAAGGTTCTTCGTTGTATGGGTCATCATAAGTTGGACAGATGATAGTGCCTTCTCCTTCACAGGTTTCGCATCTATCTCTCTCTTCAATCCATTCATCAATGTCAGATTCATCTAACCAATAGTTAGTAAACTCATGACCCTCAAGAACTAACTCTTTCGCAGACTCCATCATCCCATATTTATCATAGAATAATTCTGAATCAGGGTCGCTAATATTTTTTTGTGTGTCCTCATGTAGCCAACCGATTTCGTATCCGTCAGCTGTGCTGAGGTAATCAAAGATGTAGTGTTTTTTTTCCATGTTATATATATTTAATCTTAGTTGTAGGATGAAGATTCGAACTTCAATTTTCAAGGGTTTTCAACTCCCTCTACTTGCACCATGCTCCTACTTTTAATCAGAATTTCGACAAACATACGACAAAATTTCGACATATGCAAGTTTTTCTGTGTTTTTCGCAGTTATATATTATATTTTCTTATTCGCCTTGCTTTAGCTTGGTTATGTTCCAACTGCATTTCCTTGCGATGTTTTGCGATGTTCATGTACTGACGTTGTACACCTATAATCTTATGACCTTTTCTAATCATAAGGTTCACCCAATTGTTCATGTGTTGCTCATCATTGAAGTCCTTTAGGAACGTCCTGTAATTACCCCACATTGATTTCATGCTAATTATATATATCATACTCCAAAGATTACGGATACAAGTATCCTGATTATAAAATACGATGGTATCACAACCAACATGATGTTTTGAATTTTCTTGGCTAACTTGCCTAAACGTTTTGCATTCATAGTTATATATATTAAATTAAATTAGTTTCAGGAGGGGGAATCGAACCCCCTTGCAACCATTCCTGAAGGTAAGGAGATTACTCTCCTAAGATGTAGTCAACTGCCTTGGCTGACTGCGTTAGAGCAGATACAACTGCTTTCTCGTTGGCTTTCTCTACTGCTTTGACCCATCCGTTAACATACGCTTGACTCTGCTTGTCTTCGTCTTTGGTTTCAATTCCTGACATACCTGACAACATCATTGCACCTGACTCAGCAATTAACTCTTCAAATGCATAATCATGTTTGGTCTTGTTTAACATATTTGCCGTAGCAACTCCTTCACGATTTAACCTTGAGTCATGACCTGTTGAATGAACCATTTCGTGAAATAGTGTGTGATAGAATTTATCTAATTTACTAAACTGACTTCTTAGTGGCATCACTATCTTATCTTTCGAAGGTGAATAGTATGCTTTATCTTGCTCTAATTCAACGATTTGCAACTTCTTAGCTATCTTTTTATAGTTAGATACTATATTCTCGCAACTTTCGATTGGCTCGTGTACAACTTTCGTCTCGTCTTCTATTCTTCTTGGAGACAAACCTTCACATTGTGCGATGTTCCAAACTCTGTAGAATCTCAGATTGAAATTAGTAAATATATCTGCTTCAGTACAATTTTCATTCTTCATACATTCGGCTTTGGTTCTGTACCATTTACCTGAACCACCCATGGCAGTATAAGATATTAACCAAAAATAAACGTCTGTTCCTTTCTCACCTTTGTTGACCTTACCACCTCTTGATGATATGCTCTTGAAGGTATCCCATTCGTTAAACTTGTACTCTTTCTCTTTCATCTCAGCGTTCAGGATGAAAGTATTAAAACCTCGGTATGCTCTACCTGATTTGTTATTGATAGGAAAATTTAATCCTGATTTCCATGGTTTGAACCATTGTAAGCCATCTTTTTTAAGTCCTTCAAGAAGTGTAGCTTTTACTTTCTTTGCGACTGCGTTTGTGTTACTCATTGTTTAAGATTTAATTTAAGTTTCTGTTTCTGCTTTTGCTTCATCAGGTAAGGTACACACCTTACGACAGAAGCAGTTTAAGAACTTGCTCAGGTTCTGTTGATTTATCCGTAAATACCGAATGAGGATGCAACAATTCCTTCTGTTAACATATGGAAGACTAACATTGTCCAACTTACTGCCACAAGTGACGTTAGAGTGAACATGATTGCTTTTTCAACGATGTTAAAGTTTAAAATTGATTTCATAATTGTAGTGTTTATATATATATTATTTTCTGTTTCGACTTCTTCGTCTCATCAGCAAGGGACATTCCCTTGGACAGAGGGGTCAAAGACCCCTGTTTGATTTACGCAGGAAATCCGTATAAATCTGCAAAGCTATAGTAGATTTTCTGTATCTCTACTTCGTACTCGTCTTCAGTTATCAGTCCTAAAGCAAAATCTCTCTCTACTATGTCTTCAAGAAGGAATTGCTCTTGTGCCTTGTTTGTGATTGTGTTATCAGTTACTGCGTTTGTGTTTAAATGTGTCATAATTGTAAGTGTTTAAATGTTTAAATAATTATTAAATTTTTAACAAATCTCGTCTAAATATATTTAACTACCAAACTTTTTTTTAATTATTTTGTTATTTTCTTTTTAACTCGCTGATTATCAATGAATTAAATTATGTGAGATTATGTAGTTTTGTTTTAGGTCAAATGACTTCATACAGGTACTAACGAAGGGAAGGTCTTCTTTAAAACTTTTGTTCAGTTCATGCGTGGGTTAGGGGAAGGTCTAACGGAGGGAAGGACAGAGGTCAACAGGGGGTGAATGGTGGTGTAACGTATACAGGGAGAAAATACTACAACTAACAGAGGGGGTAGGGTACCCCATAAAAAAAAAGGCAAAAAAATCAGACATGCGATTTTGAAAATGTCAAGGTCAAACAAAAAAAATATCGTTTTCCTGAGGGGGTCGGGTTGCGTGTCGCTATATATAACCCAAATGCCCTGAGTATCTAAATAAAATTTTACTATCTTTGTAGGTGAACAAAAGATAATACTATGAGACGATTTAATATTCCACCTTCAATGCAAGGTTATGAAGTAAAAGACGGAAGACTTATTAATATGGCACCATCACCTGAGATGGGAATTACTAAGTTAGCTCAAATGAGAGCTTCCGCAAAAAGATATGAAAAGGTTCAAATGATAGCAGAGGGTAATGAGTTATCCCAAGCTAACATTGACTTATTTAAAAGATAGACTATAGCGAGTAGTTTGTGTTAGGTTAGTTTTTAGTAGTGTTTTGACTAACCATATAAAGAGAGGTTACCACTTGGTAGCCTCTTTTCTTTTTATATATGTTATCCTTATGTTGACTTTATGTTAACTTTATGTTGACTTTAGTTTTGTAACTAATTGATAATCAATATGTTAATTATAAAATGTTAACTATGTTAAGTTTAAAGCCTCGTATATGGAAATAAAATATTCATGTGTATAATAAGAGAGAGAGAGTAAGGGAGATAAAAAGTCGACATCTCAACATATTCATATTAAAAATTATTTTTTTATATTTGCTAAGTATAATCTAATTAAATTTAAAATGAATCCAAAACAACTACACTTCGATTCCGATGGTAGAGAAAAGTTACTTAGCGGTATAACACAAATAGCTAAGGCAGTAAAGTCTACATTGGGTCCCCGAGGAAATACAGTCCTCATTGAATCTCAAGAACATACACATGGAATCACAGTAACCAAGGATGGTGTGACTGTGGCTAAGTCTATTTTTCTTTTAGACGCTGTGGAGAACCTAGCGGTTCGTATCATGAAGGAAGCAGCTGATAAGACTGCAACCTCAGCAGGAGATGGAACGACAACAGCAATTGTACTTACCGAAGCTTTAGTCAAAGCCGGTATGGAATTAATAGATGAGGAGACCAACAATACTGAGGTATTAAAAATACTACAGGAAGAATCTCAATCTATTATTAGTCAGCTTCACAAGAAAGGTAAAAAGATAGCAGGTAATAAATTAAAAGATGTTGCAGTTATCTCAGCCAACAACGATGAGAAGATTGGAAAACAAATAGCTGATGTATATAAAGAAGTTGGTAAAGATGGGATAGTGACTGTGGAGAAATCCAAAACCCATGAGACGTATTACGAAAGCACAAAGGGTATTAAGATAGATAGAGGGTGGACATCACACTTGTTTATTAATAACCATAAGCATGACGAATGTATACATGAGGATGTGCATGTGCTTGTATGTGATACCGAAATAAATAGTATATTACAAATTGAGAATGTATTGAAAACAATTATCAATGAACAAAAGAAGTTATTGATTATTGCTCCATGCTCTCAAGGATTCATTAACACAATGGCAGCGAATGTAATGAAGAACAGTCTTAAGATTGTAAACATTGCACCACCTGACTTTGGTTATAGACAACATGAACTTATGAACGACATTGCTCTTGCAGTTGGAGCTACTTACTTTAGTGGCGAAACCGGAGATGATTTGAGCTTGATAAACTTTGGTGACTTGGGTCATTGTTCCAAGGTGATAGTTGGTCGTGACTCAAGTATCATCATTAAGGATGATGCTACAGAAAATCAAGATGCAGTAGATACAAGAGTAGAAGAGTTATGGGTTCAACATAGTGCAGCTAAAGATAAACAGCTGAGAAGCTTTATAGAAAAAAGAATCGCTTCCCTTACAGGAGGTATAGGAGTAATCTATGTTGGAGGTAATACAGACCTCGAACAAAAAGAACTATACGATAGAGTTGACGATGCAGTATGTGCAGTTAAGTCAGCTCTAGAAGAAGGCATACTCCCCGGGGGAGGATTGTCATTGTTTACAATAGGCGAGGAATATTTAGACAAGTCTAAAGAGTGTGACAAAAATTCAACAAAAAAAATTGCTTACGCAATTTTAGGAAATGCGTTACAAGCTCCGTTAGTTCAAATACTGCGTAACGCAGGAATGGACGTTTACTTGTATGAAAAGAATCCTGACCGAAAATGGGGTGAGGGATTAGATGTAAAGAATGAAGAGTGGGGAGATTTAATAAAGATGGGAGTTATAGACCCGGTGAAAGTAACAAGGTCCGCTTTACAAAATGCAGTTAGCGTAGCAGTTACATTATTATCAACCAATGCAATCATTACGATGCATAGAAAGAAAAATTAATTATGGCAATATCAAACCAAATTTTCGAACACTTTAGAAGTGAAGAGAAAAAGATACAAGACGCTATTACGTTATTAAAAGAAAACGGATATCGTATATATAAAACAATCGAACAGGAACAAGAAGTTGTATGAGACCAATAAGTAAATATATTTTAGTAGAACCAATAGAGGAAGAGTTAAAGACTGAGTCGGGCATACTGCTTACAAATGAGGAAGCTCAACGTAGACGTTATCATAAAGGAAAAGTTTATTCAGTAGGAAATGAAGTAGAAGGAATTAATCCTGATGAAGAAATATACTATGACTTTAGAAACGCACATACTCTTTTGATAGAAGGAAAAAAGATTACGGTTATTCAGCAGAGGGATGTCGTAGTTGTTCTATAAAATTTCTATATACTTTATCCATATAACTTTTACTTTGAAACATTGAAGTAGGTATTTCATCTCCATTTAGTTTGGAGTATACTGAAGCAATAACTCTTTTAGATTTATAAGTGAGTTGATATAGTGCTTTGTTTTTTCCTACCCTGTTTCTAAACTTCTCTATCCAACCATCCTGTCTGAGTTTTTCAAAACGTTTCTTGTCCCAACTAATGACTTCATTAAATTTCTGAAAGTCATCTCTAGAAAAACGTCCCTCACTTTTTAAAAACAAAAGAACCTCAAGCTCTGCTGTAGTAAGTTTATATTTCTTTTTTATATAGTATCGAACAACTCTCCAATACTTTAGGTAATTTTCTGAATCCACGAATAAATTTAATTTAATTAACTTTGCATTATGAGCAAAGATAACAAATTAACAAAGGACACGAAAATTCCTGACGCTGATGTAAAAGATATAGGAGGAAGTCCAATGAGTCAAAACATAAATAAATCACTCGCAACGTTTCGTGATATTGCTGACTTGGCTGTTAAAAATTCTCAAGCAGAGAATATTATTAATAATACAAATAATGTAAGTGAGAATATTAATAAAGGCTCTAGACAAACCAACAGTATAACATTGATGGGTCTTGGAAAACTTAAACAGTTAAAAGGATTTAAGCAAACAAGAAAAGCATAATGGCAAAGGGAAGAACAAAGAAAAAAGGAAATAAGATTTGTCCTGCAGGAATAGCTTGGGCAAAGAGAACATTTGATACATATCCGTCAGCGTATGCGAATATGGCAGCAAGTAAATATTGTAAAGACCCTAATTACGCTAAGGGCAGTAAAAAGAAATAGATGAGCACAAAAGAAAAATCAACTCAAGAAGTTGAAGCGCAGATAGAGATAGATAAGATACATGCGAATAGTACAGCTAAAGAAATTGCTTCTAAGCATTTAGGTAAGAACGCTATTAACTATATAACTATCTTAGTAGTGATAGGAGTTATTAGTTCTCAATTTTTAGAAGGTGGTGCATTGACTGCAGTTATAGGTTTAGTATCTACTGCAGCTATGGCTCTAATAGGAATACTACAACATATAGTTGGAGCAAAAGAAAAAGAAGAGAAGCCTGAGTTAGAAATAATTAAAAGCTTGATTAAAGAGTTGTCTGATAAAGAAGATGACCCTATGCAAGTTGATGTGACTGATACAGATGTAACAGTAACAAAAGGTGAAAGTAAAGTAACAGCAAGTAAAAAGAAATAATTATGGATGCTAAAAAATTAAAACAAATTTCTAGTGAATTAAAAAAAGCTTCAGCCATGCATAAAGGTCAGGCTGCAAAAATTGACAGAATGTTGAAATCACTAAAAAAGAAAAAATAAAATTATGGCTTGTGAAGGATTAAAAGGAAGTGCCAAAAAAAAATGTATGAAGGCTTATGCTAAAGAAGCTACAAGCGTTTATCCTAAATTTAATATAGAGACAGATACTCTTATTAAGAGTAGAAGTAATAATCCTGCAGGAGCTATACAAGATGCTCCTAAAGATAATGTAAAGGAACAAAAAACATACAAGAACGGAAATCAATATATAGTGAAAACTATTATTAAGAAAAAAAGAAAAGTAAAATTAAAAGGAAGATAAATATTAACAAATAAAAATAAAGTTATGCCAACAGTAAAATATACTTGTCCTGATACAGGCAAAAAGATGACAAAGACTTTTCCATACAATGCAATAGGAAAAGCACAAGCAGATTCACTTCAGAAGTTAATGGGCGGTTCTAAGAAGAACAACCCTAGCTATGGAATGGAGAAAACGTATTAAGAGTGGGAGAGCTTAAGAAGTGGCGAGAAGAGAAGTGGGTCCGTATAGGACTTGATGGTTCTATTAAAGGAGCTTGTGGTACAAGTAAAAATAAAAAGAACCCTGATAGATGTTTGCCATTAGCTAAAGCTAAATCTATGACCAAGGCTGAAAGAGCTAAGACAGCTCGTAAGAAAAAAGCCGGAGGACGTAAAGGTAAAACAGTAGTAGCAAATACTAGAGCAGGTAGGGTAACTAAAAAATATACTAAAAGATAAACTATGGGAAAGATAAGCAATACAGGTTCGTATCCAATCGTAACTCCGGAAGCAGACGATTTAATAATAATAACTGACAAGTCAGATAATGATGCTACTAAAAACATTGAGATAAGTGGTGTGGGGAATGCATTAGGTATAGGAGCCTACAAAACATATTCAGCACTTATTACTCAGCAAGGTGGTGGTGACCCAACAGCAGTAGTACTCAACAATGAGTTAGACCCTCTATTTAAATGGGGAAGAACATCACCCGGAACGTATACATTGACATCAGCTAATGCTGCATTTTCCCAAGCACTAAAGGTTCAGATATGGCTTAACTATGGCAGTCCTGTTTCAGATGGTCTACCTCCAAAAGCTAAAGTTGCTTCACCTAGTCAAGTCGTAGTTACAACTCAAGATGACACAACAGCTTTAGGTGATGATTTATTAGAAGGAGCTCCTATAGAAATAAGAGTTTACCAATAGAATTATGGCAGATAAAAGTAAAATGAAATGCAACAGAGTAGTTGCATCTGATAGAGCAGGGAAGAAGAGAATGGTTAAGGCTTGTGAGAATGGCAAGGAAAAACTAATTCACTTTGGTGCTAAAGGTTATGGACATAACTATAGTGCGGCAGCTCGAAAATCTTTTAGAGCAAGACATAAATGTGGAACTGCTAAATCAAAGTTAACTGCAAGATATTGGTCCTGCAAGAAACTATGGGCAGGTAAAGGAGGAAGCACGAAGTCTTCTCCAAAAAATAGACAAGGAAAATATTAGTATATTTGTATAAATAAAAAGATTAATTATGTCAATAATTCCAAGTGACCAAAGAATACATACCGTATCTGCAGATGTAGATACTACGAATAGAAAATCACAATTGTTAAACTCTAATGTAGAATCAGTAACAATGGCTGATATAACTCAGACGGTATTATCATCCGCACCGAGTGGAGCAGTTCAAACATACATTGGATACTATTCGTCAACAAATCCGGGTCCTTGGTTCGTAGAGGAACTTTATAATGACACAGGTATAACTTTTACTTGGAGTAGAGATGCGAATGGAGATTTGATTGGAGAGGGAGATGTGGAAATATTTGGTAATAATTACTATGCTCAAGTTACTACCAATAACAATTACGTTGTCGTAACAGGAGCAACAACGGGAGTGTTATTAGATTCGGCTAAAATTACAAATGTTCAAGGAGGAGATGCAATAAAGTTGTCGTCAGTTACAATAGACCCAACAGGAACTATAACTGATAATGCAGGATACGAGAACGTTGTCATTTTAAGAAGAGTATTTAATGATAACCCACCAATACAACAAGGAAATTAATTATGGCAAAGAAAGGATTCATAGATATAAAAGAATCAAACGAAGGTAAGTTTACTGCTTGGGCAAAAAAGAATATGCCGGGTAAATCAGTTTGTGCGGCTGCTTCCACAGTAATGAAGCAAAAAAAGAAATATAAACCAAGTGTAGTTAAAATGGCAAACTTTGCTAAGAACTTTGGCTGCAGCACTAAAAAGAAATAGATATGAGTAAAGATTATTCCATGCCTTTCAAGAATAGAGACATTGATGAGTTAAGCGACCCAAGAACTCGTAAGCAAAGAAGAAAAGATAACAGAGAACTTAAAAAACAAAACCAAGCACAGCTTGGTAAAAAAGGCGCAAGAGTTTTAAAGACTATAGGGAAGATTGATAACGCAATGGACAAAGGTAAAAAGAGAAAAGTAAAAAGATTAACAGACAGAGTTAATCGTATCACAGATAGAATATTTAAAAAATAAAAATCAATATTATGAAACAAGGTTATAACGACAGACTAGATGAGTCTTTAGGTAGTAAGCACAAAGGTGCTCACAAGCAGTCATTAAAAGACAGAAGAGATGAAAGTAAAGGAATGGCTAAAAAAATGACAGGACATGCATACTCAGGTAATCATTCGATGAAAGAGGACAAGCATTATCCTTCAAGCGTTAAAGGTCATTTAAGTTCTTTAATCAAAAAGTAATGGGTAAATTATTAGTGAAGCTAGGTCTTTGGATTCAAAAGACTTGGTGCAAACTTTGTTGCAAATGGAATTGGTTAATATCAAAATTAATTATTGATGTAAACGAATGTCCTGTTGCTCAATGTATGTGTAAAAAATAAAACTATGGCAAGGATACCCAAGGGATTTAAGGGTCATTTCGTAGGACCTAATGTAAGTACTAATCTTAAAAAGTCTAGGCTTTTAAACAGCAATGTGATAGCTGCCGATATGGGAGAGATTTCTACTTCATTTACAAAGCTTTCCATTAACTATCCTGAAACATATGATACCCTACCGGGTCTTCCTCCTATTAATAATGATAACACTAAGATTACTTTCTTACAAGAGTTTGATTATGATGGAGTAGACACAGGTGGAATGTTTAATTGGATAAATTCAATTAACACAAAAGGTTCAGTTGGAATTGGAGGATATGGATATCAGATGTTTAACAATTGGGATATTCGTACACCTGAGTCAGAAACAGCAACTGTACTCGCAAGTCAACAAAACAGACTTTCATTTAGAGGAGCATCCAATGCTTTCTTTATATTAGGAGATGCATGTACTCCACGAATCAGAGTAGCTGATGATGGAAACTTGTATCCTCCTGTAAATTTCTATGGCTTAAGCAACGATATGATTTCAGATGCAGGAACAGGAGTGCCACCGGCAGCCGGTTCTAATTTTTGGGTAGCCAACAAAAACAAAATACAACTACTAACAGATAACTTAGCTATCAATTATTTATATGGTCATTACTATGAATGGGATATAGATAATAATGTTTCAGTAGTAGAAAGCTTCCGTCAGATATTTCTTAATGCTGACCTTGAAGCAACTTATACAGGTACAATAAATCAATACGCAGGTATTTATCATGATGCAGATGGATTTGTAGTGGGCGGTAATACAACTGAAGCTCACTTTATAAAAAATACTGCGGATATGCCAATCACCACAGCAGGAGGTATAACCTTTACAAATAGTCTTCCTGCACATGCAGATGATGCAGCAGCAGGTACAGCAGGGTTAACAGCAGGACAAATGTATCAAACAGATGGTACAGGTGCAGCTCCTTTAAATGCAGCAGGAATATTAATGATTAAACAATAAGCAAATGCCACAAGTAGATAAAACTTTAAAACCTTATACGGTTCCTACTGTAGACCCTACAACAGACTTTGGGGTTAAAACAGAAGAGGATAAAAATCAATAAAATAAATTGTTTATCTTTGTTGAATGAAACCAAGAACAATGTCTAGGGGATTTGGAGATACGGTGGAGAAGTTTACAAAAGCCACCGGAATCAAAAGGGTAGTAGATAAAGTCGCTGCCGCTACCAATAGCGATTGTGGATGTGGTGCTAGGAGAGATTCTCTAAATAGGATTTTCCCTTATAACAGAAATAAATAATTTTATAATTTTAAGAAAATGGCAATACCAAACGGAACAAAATTTCATGGAGTAGCTCCCTCAGTCCCAACAGCAAACTTAGGTTCAGCTTCTCTAAATGCAAAAAGAGATGTGTATACTTTTCCTGACGACTTCCAAACTCCGGCAGTAGTTATGGCAAATGGTACATATGTAAACTTCGGTGCCTCAGGTGGAGGTGCAGATATTTTAGGAGGAAGTAGTATAGATTGGGGTGTAGAACAAAATACCGCAGGAGACCACTTCCCATTTTTAGTTGTACCTTTCGAAGCAAAGATAAAAGGATTTGGAGCTCAATGGGGTTCTACTTTAGATTATCAAACTGCAAGAGGAAGTTCAACAATAACATTCAATGTGTATAAAGCTGAGTTAGGAACTAATATGACTGACGCTGCAAGTTGGACTCAAGTAGGTGCATTCGTAACAGAATGGGACGGAAGCTCAGGTGTAGCACCGGGATTCTTTGAAGATGCAACTACATTAAACTTGGACATTCCTTCAGGAAGTGCAATTCAGGTTACAGCAGTTGCGAGTTCAGGATTCGGAAACACAGGAGAAGAAGTAGAAGCATCAATCCTTTTACAAGAAGTAGTATAATATGGCATATCAAAAGTTAAATACAAGCAGAGCTTATCCGGTTGTACCAAGTGACTCAGGTCCTATACCTCAAATAATGGTAAAGGATGGTAGCGGTACAATTTCAGGAATATCAGCTGTCCCACCGGGTATAAAAGACCAAAATGTTACTGACCTTAGACAGATAGGTCTTACTAAAGGTATGGTTATACAGAATACCACAGCAGGTAATGGTAAAACAGCTATCATTACAGGAGTAGGAAAAGAAGAACTTTTATTAAATGTTCAGATTTTTGGACTTAATGATACTTACCAAATATATGGTGGAGACAACAATGGTGCTGTATTATATGTAGGAACAGCAGGTGACTTGAGAGTACTAACAGCAGGTGGTGACGATGTAACATTTGTTGGAGTTAGTGGCGGCTCATTCATTCCTGTAAATTGTATTCAGGTTTTTAATACCGGTACAACTGCATCGGATATAATAGCACTATGGTAATATGCCAACAGGAATTGGCATAGCATCCGGCATAGGTTTTTTACAAAACAAATCAGGACAACCTAGTCCTAATCCTCCTGTGCCCTTAACAGATGCAACTTTTCAAACAGCAATAAACGATATATTAGCGCAAGACGTTAACGGAAATTTCGACCTATTCCCTTATGGTAAAATTCAAGATTGGGATGTTAGTCAAGTGACTACTGCCACTCTTGCTTTTAATGGAAGGTTTAATTTCAACGGAGACCTTTCAGCTTGGGATGTGAGTAGCATGACGCAGATGAATGGAATGTTTGGATTCTGTACAAGCTTTGACCCCGATTTAAGTTCATGGGATACAAGTAGTGCTATTAGAATGAATGGAATGTTTAACGGATGTTTGGTTTTTAATTCAGACATAAGTTCTTGGGATGTAAGCAATGTAGATGATATGGCTGCAATGTTTAGTAATTGTCAGGCTTTCGACCAAGACTTAAGTAGTTGGGATGTAAGCAATGTAGATGATTTTGCAACTATGTTTAATGGAGCTATTCTGTTTGATGCAGACATAAGTGGTTGGGATGTTTCAAATGGACTTGAGTTTCATCAGATGTTTTTTGGTGCCAACTCTTTTAATGTAGATATCTCAGGTTGGGATGTGAGTTCTGCTAACAGGCTAGATAGTATGTTCAGGGGTAGTAGTATGACATTCAATCAAGATATAAGTTCTTGGGATGTAGGTAATGCGAATAATATGCAATCTATGTTTGAAAAGAACCCTGTTTTTAATCAAGACATAAGTGGTTGGGATGTGAGTAGCGCAACTAATATGAGGGAAATGTTTGAAGATGCGACTGCGTTCAATCAAGACTTAAGTGGTTGGGCAGTAAACAATGTAACCAATTGTGTTGATTTTAGTGACGGTGCATCATCTTGGACCTTACCGAAACCTAATTTTACTAACTGTACTCCTTAGATTTTTAAATAAATAAATAATTTTATTTTACTTAACTTTGTTGAATGGAATTCACACAATCAAATTCTTATTTGTTAGATATCGAATTTAAATATGAAGTAAAGAAAAAATCTATAAACGATAATGAACGAGTTAAACAAAGATACACAGTTAAGATTGACGGTTAAAGATGCCGCAGGTTTAGGGTTTGTATTGATTAGTATTTTAAGTGTATATTTTAGTTTAAAAGCAGATATTGCTTTAGCTATGGAAAGACCGGAACCGGTTATTTCTCAACAAGAATATCAATACAAAGATGAAGTAGTTAGAAAAACCATTATGCTTACACAACAAGATGTGGACGCAATGAAAGAAGATGTAAAAGAAATAAAAGAAACCTTAAAAATTCTTGAGACTAGATTGTATGAAAATAAGAAAAGATGAAAACTTTATTACCTTTCTTGTTAATTATTGCCGCAGCATTTTTAGTTGCGCCAACTCCTTTTCCTGCAACCCCATCCTCTTCTGAAGATTACGATATCAACGTACTACAAATAAATGCTTCTTGGAATAAAAAGAATTCTATTAAATTAGAAAAGCTAAATGGGTGTAATGTTCAATACGCATACTTAGAAAGTCAATCAAAACAATTACAAGAAAGATTTTCTAAAATTCCAATCATTGCTGTAACTAAAAAATCTCAACCAAATAAACCTTTAGGTTATTGGGAAGGCAACATTATGTTTGAACCTACTATAACTATTGAGGAACTTCAAAAGGTTATTGATACACTCAATCAGTAATGGCTAAGATTCATATTCCCATATATATAAAACAAAGTAAAAAGAAAAGACCCGGAGTGCATTCAAAGAATGCTTCCAAAAGTCAGAATGGTTATAAACAAAAATATAGAGGACAAGGTAGATGAGAGATATAGATAAAATAATACTTCATTGTTCTGCCACAAGAGAGGGCGATGACTCTGTTAATGTAGAGGTAATTGATAGATGGCATAAAGCTAGAGGATGGCGAGGATGCGGATATCATTATGTAGTTTTAATAGATGGTAAAATAGAATCAGGGAGAATGATAGATGAAGTAGGAGCTCATGTAAAGAACATGAACAAATCATCTATAGGAGTTTGTTATATTGGAGGAGTAGAAAAAGATGGCAAAACTCCAAAGGATACTAGAACTGAAAAGCAAAAAGAAAGTTTATTGCTTTTATTACAAACATTAAAAAAAATGTTTCCTAATGCTACGGTTCATGGTCATAATGAATTTTCACCGAAAGCTTGTCCTAGTTTTAATGTCAAAGAACAATACCCAACATTATGAAAAAAATATTAGAAAAAATTTTTGGTGGAGCAGCCACCGGAGTAGCAGATGGTTTAGCAGGTATAGTAGATAAATTTGTAAGAACCAAAGAAGAAAAGGATGCTTTTGAAAAAGAAATGACTGAGTTGTTTATGAAGCATGAAGCAGACATGGAAAAAAATATTACTGAAAGATGGGTGTCTGATAACTCAGCATCTTGGCTTACTCGAAATGTAAGACCAATCATACTTGTTTTTTTAGTGGTGTCAACTATTATTATGATATTTATTGACGCAGGTATGATAACCTTTCAAGTAGAAGATAAGTGGACAGACCTTTTGCAACTTACTTTAATTACCGTAATCTCAGCCTATTTTGGCGGCAGGTCTTTTGAAAAGATTAAAAATAAAAAATAGTATCTTTGTATAAATAATTAAATTTAATACAATGAGTACAGAACTAAAATTAACAGAACAAGAGTTAACTGACTTACAAAAAGCTAATGAGCAATTAACAAAATTTAAATTAGCTATAGGTGAACTTGAACTTCAAAAGAACGGATTATTAAGTCAAGTCAATAAATTACAAATAGAATTTTCTAAGATGGAAGACCATCTAGTTGAAAAATACGGAAAGGATTCTATGATAAATTTAAAGACAGGCGATGTAACTAAAAAATAAATATGGGTAAAATAGCCAACTATAGTGTAGTAACACCAAAGGGTGATGATAAGATTCTAATTTCTGAAACAAGTGGCTTACCTCAAAATGTAACAAAGAACATTACTGTTGATGGTATAGTAGATTATACTGTTTCAAACTTACCCACATCACTTACAATCCCTGTACCCGAACTCTATCAGTTAAAGTTAAGTGCAGGTGGAAGTATAACTTATGGAAATTCTTCTCGTATAGGAATTAATGGATTGTTAGGTAGCAATAAAGATTGGATATTGAATAATCCAAGCGCAAGACTTTTTTTACAATTATACAGACCACAAGGTAGGAATATTGAAATGAGTGGACCTAGTAGAAACGGTGGTTGGACTCACCCTCCACATTTAAACGGAACTTATACAACCTCAAAGTTTGGAAACACAAATTGGGGTCGAGGCAAAATTGTAGCTAGAAGTCTTGATGGCTCTTCAGCTGATTTTACAGTACATCCCCTTGTTACTGAGTGGAGCATACAAAATGATTTGGTGTTAGCCGCAAATGGTAGCGCAGTAGATTTTTCAGACCCATTACTTTTCGACACAGCAAGGATACAAGTTCCTATGAATAATCTTCAATTTTTAGCTAACCGATATACACCTCACAATACAACAAGTACAGAAATTACATCGATTCCTTTTCCGAATGGACTTGTAATAGAGGATAATCCTCAAAATATATTTATTGCACCGGTATTATCGGTTAAAAATGTACAAGCAACTTTCGGGTGGAATACTAGAGACCCGCAATTTGTAGGTGCAATTCCAATGATGAAGGTAGTTTTTAGAATGGTTATTGGAATAGAAAACCCTGATTTTACATTAACGAATCACACTATTCCTTATATATTTGGACAGCCATCAAACCCAATGACTTTAAGTTATGCAAGGAGTCCGCTTGACTCAAGCATACTACGTCAAGTTATAGTAACACCGGGGCAATCCACTAATGTCCCTAGAAGTAGTTCTTTCTTTTAAAATATATTGGTGGTTCCTGTATGGCACCGTCTTCGTGATGGTTCCTGTGTGGAGATGTCTTCGTGATTAATCCTGTATGGCACCGCCCTCGCATAATACCCCTTTAAGGGGTATTTTTTTTTTAATTATCTTTGTTATAAATCAAATTAAAATAAATGGACATTAGAAAGATTTCAATAGGTCCTGATTATAAGTCAGGAGGAATGCATTACCTTGTTGGGCAAACGGTTCTTAATGGAAATTATACAATTCATTTAATTAAATACAGCTCAACAGAAAATGCTTATCAAATTTATATAGAAGATTCTAGTGAACAAGAAGTTTTGTTGTGGAAACAATTCAACTCAACAATGCCTATATCATTAGAGTACAATATAAATTTTTAAATTAAATGCAATCACCCAATCAATTTATTGTTGTACCTGCTAATGATAGAAGATATAACAATATAAAAAATATAGAAGGTATAGAAATAATATTAGATACCTCTGAAGAGTCTGCTTCTTTTTCAAACAGAGAAGCTGTTGTATTAAGTACCCCTATTAATTATACCGGACCAATAGAAGAAGGAGACACCTTGTTAGTTCATCATAATGTCTTTAAATACTACAACGATATGCATGGAAGAAGGCAAAGCGGTAAAAGTTTTTTTAAAGACAATAAGTTTTTTATAGACGATACTCAGTATTATATGTACAAAAAGATATCTGAATGGTATGCAGTTGAGCCTTTTTGTTTTGTCTCACCTCTTCCGGCTACAGAAACTTATATATATAAACCTTTTACTCACGAACCTTTGATGGGAACAATGGAGTATACTTGCCCTTCAATTGAAAGACATGGTATTAAAAAAGGCGACATCGTTACGTTTATGCCTGACTCAGAATATGAGTTCAGCTTTGACCAAAAAAAACTATATAGAATAAGGTCTAAAAATATTATTGCATATGAATCTACAAGAAACTAAATTAAAAATAATTCAAGCAGGTTATAGAGCTGTTGAGCAGCTCGTCAAGGTTGCTAAAGAAGATATTATAAAACCTGATTTAGATGATGACTTAGCTGCTGATAGACTTAAGAACGCTGCAGCTACAAAAAAATTGTGCATCATGGATGCTTTTGAAATATTAAGTAGAATAGAAGCAGAGAAAGAAGCTTTAGAAATGGGTAAAAGTAAACCGGTTACTAAGCAAGGCTTTGCTGAAAGACGTTCTAAATGATTAAAGAAATAAAAAACCACATACCTAAAAATGTAATCTCTAATAAAAATAGAGGTCGAAGTTGGTTGTACGGTTATAACAAAAAATATGATTTAGTTATTATATCTAAGAGTGGTCAAATTGGAAAGATAGTAGAGATATCTAATTTAAAAATTGCATTACCAAAACAACCCAAGGAAGTTTATAAAAGAAGTGATAACAAGCTTAGTCAATATTGGGAACGAGGAAACATTCCAAAAAATTTAGAAAAAATAAAATCTATTTTTCAATGGAATGACATGCCTAATTCTTTTAAAGACCAATACGTTGATTATATAGAAAATGAATTTGACCGAAGAGAAGAGGGGTATTGGTTTATGAATAGAGGAGTACCAAATTATATTACAGGTTCTCACTATATGTATTTACAATGGACAAAAATTGATGTTGGATATCCGGATTACAGAGAAGCTAACAGAGCTTTGTTTATTTATTGGGAAGCATGTAAGGCAGACTCTAGGTGCTTTGGTTTAATATATTTAAAAATAAGACGTTCAGGTTTTTCTTTTATGGGTTCTTCTGAATGTATCAATACAGCTACTCTTGCTAAAGATGCAAGGGTAGGTATACTATCTAAAACCGGTTCGGATGCTAAAAAAATGTTTACTGATAAAGTAGTTCCCATCTCAAACAGACTTCCATTCTTTTTCAAACCTATTCAAGATGGTATGGATAAACCGAAAACTGAACTAGCTTTTAGAATTCCTGCTTCCAAAATTACTAAAAAGAATATGCATGAAATGTTTGAGGATGATATGGAAGGTTTAGACACCACTATTGATTGGAAGAATACAGATGACAACTCCTATGATGGAGAGAAGTTATTACTTTTAGTTCATGACGAAAGTGGAAAATGGGTAAAGCCAAATAATATTTTAAATAATTGGCGAGTAACGAAAACTTGTTTGAGACTAGGAAGCAAAATTATTGGTAAATGCATGATGGGGTCAACCTCCAACGCTTTAGATAAAGGAGGAGATAATTTTAAAAAACTATATTATGATTCAGATGTAACTAACAGAAACGCTAATGGTCAAACCAAGAGTGGGTTATATTCACTTTTCGTTCCTATGGAATGGAACATGGAAGGTTTTATAGATAGATTTGGTATGCCTGTTTTAGAAAACCCTGCACACGAAGTTGAGGGGATAGATGGGGAAATGATTTATCAGGGTTCAATTGATTATTGGAAAGCTGAGGTAGATTCATTGAAGAATGATGCTGACGCTTTGAATGAATATTATAGACAGTTTCCTCGTACAGAGTCTCATGCATTTAGAGATGAGAGTAAACAATCTATATTTAATTTAACTAAGCTTTACCAACAAATAGATTACAATGACTCTATGATTAAAGAACATCATATTACAAGAGGAAAGTTTGTGTGGGATAATGGAGTAAAAGATTCTAAAGTTATATGGATTCCTGACAGTAAGGGTAGGTTTAATATTTCTTGGCTACCATCAGCTAACATTCAAAACAATGCTCACCAAAAGAACGGAATAAAATATCCCGGAAATGAACACCTTGGTGCATTTGGTTGTGACTCATATGATATAAGTGGAGTCGTAGGCGGAGGAGGTTCAAATGGAGCTCTGCATGGTTTAACTAAATTTAATATAGATGATGCACCAAGTAATGAGTTTTTCTTAGAATATGTTGCAAGACCTCAGACAGCTGAAATGTTTTTTGAAGATGTGTTGATGGCTTGTGTATTTTATGGAATGCCTATATTAGTGGAAAACAATAAACCAAGATTATTATATCATTTTAAAAACAGAGGATATAGACGCTATTGTTTAAATAGACCTGACAAACAATTCAACAAATTGTCTAAGACAGAAAAAGAATTAGGAGGTATACCTAATACAAGTGAAGGTGTTAAACAAGCACATGCTTCTGCTATAGAATCGTACATAGAAAAATATATAGGGTTGGATTTTGAATCAGTATTTAGACCCTCAGATGAAATGGGAACAATGCCTTTTAACAGAACTTTAGTTGATTGGGCAAAATTTGATATTAACAACAGAACTAAGTTTGATGCTAGTATTAGCTCAGGTTTAGCTATAATGGCTTGTCAAAAACACTTATATGTTTCTGAAAGAAAAGAGTCAAAAATAAAACTTAACTTTGCAAGGTATACTAATACCGGCATACAAAGCGAAATAATTAGATGAAAGATGTAAAGGTAAATATAAAATCTGCAGCTTTCCCGAGTCAATTTGTATCTGACGCAGAAAAGGAAACCAAGGAATATGGCTTACAAATAGGTCAAGCAATTCAGTATGAATGGTTTCGAAGAGATGGAATAAGTTGTAGATTCTACGACCAATTCCGTCAGTTTCACCGATTGCGTTTATACGCTAGAGGGGAGCAGTCAGTTGCAAAATATAAGAATGAGTTAGCCATAGATGGTGATTTAAGTTATTTAAACTTAGATTGGACTCCGGTTCCTATCATTCCTAAGTTTGTTGACATAGTTGTAAACGGGATGTCTGATAGATTGTTCAAAGTAAAGGCATACGCACAAGATGCAATGTCTCAATCAAAAAGAAGTAAGTATCAAGACATGGTAGAAGCTCAAATGGTTTCTAAAGATTTCTTGATGGATTTGCAACAGCAATCAGGGTTTGACGCTTTTACAGTTTCACCTGACCAATTACCTCAAACAGATGAGGAGCTTTCTTTATATATGCAAATCAATTACAAACCGGCAATTGAAATAGCTGAAGAAGAAGCTATCAATACTATCTTTGAAGAGAATCACTATATTGATTTAAGAAAAAGGTTAGACTATGATTTAACCGTTTTAGGTATCTCAGTAGCTAAGCATGAATTTTTATTAGGTTCAGGTGTGAAGGTTTCATATGTTGACCCTGCTAATATTGTATATAGCTACACAGAAGACCCTCACTTTAAAGATTGTTTTTATTGGGGTGAAGTAAAGACACTACCTATTATTGAGTTAATGAAGATTGACCCTTCACTAACAAACGAAGACTTAGAAGAAATTAGTAAGTACAGTCAGAATTGGTATGACTACTATAACGTAGCTCAATACTATGAGAACGATATGTTTTACAGAGACACTTGTACTCTTTTATATTTCAACTACAAGACAACTAAAAAAATAGTATACAAGAAAAAGATAATGGCTACAGGCGGAAGCAAGGTTATTGAGAAAGATGACCAATTTAATCCACCTGTTGAAGTTATGGAGGAAGGTCAGTTTGAAAAAATTGAAAAGACTATTGATGTATGGTATGACGGAGTTATGGTGATGGGAACAAACATTTTATTAAAATGGGAATTAGCTCACAATATGGTTCGTCCAAAATCATCTAGTCAACATGCTTTGCCTAACTATGTAGCTGTGGCACCAAGAATGTATAAAGGTGTTATTGAGTCTTTAACTCGTAGAATGATTCCTTTTGCTGACTTGATTCAAGTAACTCACTTGAAGTTACAACAAGTAATAGCGAGGACTGTACCGGATGGTGTATACATTGATGCTGATGGATTGAATGAAGTAGACCTTGGAACAGGTGGTGCTTATAATCCTGAAGATGCATTAAGATTATATTTCCAAACCGGTTCTGTTATTGGTAGAAGTTATACTCAAGAAGGAGACTACAACCAAGGTAAAGTCCCTATTAAAGAACTTACTACTAATTCAGGAGCAAGTAAAACTCAAACATTAATATCCAACTATAATCATTATTTAAATATGATAAGACAGGTGACGGGATTAAATGAAGCTAGAGACGCTTCAAGTCCTGACCCTAACTCTTTAGTTGGTCTACAAAAGTTAGCTGCTTTAAATTCTAACGTAGCCACTAGACATATTCTTGATGGAGCCTTATATATATTTAGAACTTTATCTGAAGCTTTAACTTATAGAGTAGCTGATATTTTAGAATACTCAGATTTCAAAGATGACTTTACAAATAAGATTGGAAAATATAATGTAAGTATATTAAATGATATATCTGATTTATATATATATGACTTTGGAATATTTATTGAAGTGGCACCGGATGAAGAACAAAAGGCTCAACTAGAACAGAATATACAAATGGCTTTATCTAAAGGTGATATTAATTTAGAAGACGCTATTGATATTAGAGAGCTTAAAAATTTAAAACTTGCTAATCAATTATTAAAATTAAAGAGAAAACAAAAGCAGGAAAAAGAACAGCAGATGGCGATGCAGAAACAGCAAATGGCTGCGCAACAACAAATGCAACTTGTACAGGCTAAATCTCAAGCAGACTTACAAAAGTCTAAAATGGAGTTAGACACTAAGATTCAAGTAAAACAAGCTGAGATTGCTTTTGAAATAGAAAAAATGCAAAACGAAGCACAGCTTAAGAGTCAGTTGATGGCAGAGGAATTTGCGTACAACCAACAACTTAGAAATGTTTCAGAAAATGCTTTAGCGTTTCGTGAAGGAGCAAGAGAGGAAGCAAAGAAAGAAAGAATCTCTCAGCAAAACACAGAACAGTCTAAGCTTATAAATCAAAGGAAGAATAATCTTCCACCACAAAATTTCGAATCAAACGAGGATAGTTTAGATGGGTTTGACCTAGCTGAATTTGAACCGAGATAGTAAATAATTTGAACGAAATATATTTATTAACTTTGTATAAAATTAAATCAAATGGAAATTAAAGTAAAAGACCTCGGGTCTGTAGATGAAAAATCTATGGCTGAGAAAGAACAAGAAGTTCTTGACAAAGCTGCTCAGAAAAATGAAGTAGCTGAAAATGTGAATGTAGTAGAAGAGACTACACCACAACAAACAGAAAGTGTAGAAGCTCCGGCTGAAACACCTAAAGAAGAAATTGAAACTCAATCCTCAGAGTTAAATGAGGAAGATGTTCTTTCATTTATTAAGAATAGATACAACAAAGAGGTATCGTCAGTAGGGGATTTGTTTGAGAAAAAAGAATCAAACGTAGAAATACCTGAAGACGTTGCCGCATATTTGGAGTATAGAAAAAAAACAGGACGTAGTTTTGAAGACTATTCAAAATTGAATAGAGACTTTAATGCTATGGATGAAAAGCAACTTTTAAGAGAATATTACTCAGCAACTGAAGATGCATTAGATTCTGAAGACATAGATTATATGATGGAGGATTTTAGTTATGATGCAGATATTGATGAAGAAAGTGTAATAAAGAAAAAGAAAGTAGCTTTTAAAAAAGAGATTGGTAAAGCTAAAAAGTTTTTTGAGAAGCAAAAAGAGATGTACAAGGAACCACTTGAGTCAAGTGTTAAATCCATTTCTCAAGAGCAACAAGAAAACCTAGAGGCTTACAATAAATATGTGCAAGATGCTCAGACCTATGAAGAAGAGGCGAAAAGAAAACGAGATTGGTTCTTAGATAAGACCGAGGAAGTTTTCCACCCGGAGTTCAAAGGTTTTGACTTCAAAGTTGGTGAAGACAAAGTGATTACTTTTTTACCTTCTAAGAATGTGTCTGAGATTAAGCGTATGAATTCTGATTCAACAAACTTTATAAATAAGTTTCTTGATGATAAGACAGGCTTAGTATCTGACGCACAAGGATACCATAGAGCATTAGCTATTGCTCAAAATCCTGAAAGGTTTGCTAAGTTCTTTTATGAACAAGGTCAATCTGATGCAACGACAGATGTAACAAAAAAAATAAAAAATGTTAATATGTCTACAAGGAATGCGCCGCAAGTAGCTAAGAAAGATGGTATGACAATTAGAGCAATCAACCCAAGTGAGGGTAGAGGACTCAAAATTAGAAGTAATAAAAAATAATTAACATTTAAAAATTAGTAAAATGGCAGGTAGTTTAAACGTAACTCCGGGATTTTCTTTACAGCCTAGTGCTCAGAAGGTTCCATTGGAGTCAAATTACATTACCAACTTTGATTTCTTAAATCAGTATCTTCCTGATACATATGAGAAAGAATTCGAAAGATATGGTAATCGTACACTTAGCTCGTTCCTAAGAATGGTAGGAGCTGAGATGCCTTCTAATTCTGACCTTATCAAATGGGCAGAACAAGGAAGGTTACATATTAAATATGTAGATGTAGGAACAGCAGCAGCAGCAGGTGCTTTAAATGCAACGTTCCAAATTAATGATTCAGCTATAGGAGCAAATCCTGTAGGTACAGTAATCACAGGTAGTAACCCTTTTGATGCAGCAGGTGCACCGGCTCTTAGAGTTGGACAAACTATTGTTGTAAATCAAAACAATGGTTCAGGTGAAAACAAAGGTATTATCACAGACGTTGCAGTTGGTGGTAACATCTTACAATTCACAGTTGCTTTCTATGAAGCAGCAGGTTTAGTTACTGCAGGAACAGGATTAGGTAATGCTGATGTTACAGTATTTATCTACGGTTCTGAATTCCAAAAAGGAACTGCAGGAATGGATGGTTCACTTCAATCTGATGACTACATCTTTGAAAACAATCCAATCATCTTAAAAGATACATATCTAGTAAATGGTTCTGATATGGCTCAAATCGGATGGATTGAGATTACAACTGAAGATGGTGCATCAGGATACCTATGGTACTTGAAGTCTGAACATGAAACAAGATTAAGATTCGATGACTATTTAGAAACAGCTATGATTGAAGCAGTACCGGCAGAGGCAGCTTCAGGTGCAGCAGTTGCAGGTCTTGTAGGTTCTGAAGGTGTATTCCACGCTGTAGGAACTAGAGGTAACCTGTGGGGTGGTGGAAACCCTGATGCGTTAGCTGACTTTGATGCAGTAATCGATAGACTTGATAAGCAAGGTTCAATTGAAGAAAACGTAATCTTTGTTAACAGACAATTCGGATTTGATATTGATGATATGTTAGCAGCTCAAAACTCTTACGGTGCAGGTGGTTCATCTTATGGATTATTTGACAACGATGAAGAGATGGCTCTTAACTTAGGATTCACAGGATTCCGTAGAGGTTATGATTTTTATAAATCAGATTGGAAGTACTTGAACGACCCAACAATGAGAGGTGGTTTAACTAACAACCCTGTTATTGCAGGTTCAGGTGCTATCACAGGTTTATTAGTACCGGCAGGTTCTACTAGCGTTTATGACCAAGTAATGGGTAAAAATGCTAAGCGTCCTTTCCTTCATGTACGTTATAGAGCTTCAGAAACTGAAGACAGACGTTACAAGACTTGGATTACAGGTTCAGCAGGTGGAGCAGCTACTACAGACATTGATGAGATGAGAGTTAACTTCTTATCAGAAAGATGTGTTTGTGTTATGGGTGCTAACAACTTTGTATTATTTGAAGAATAATACCCATGTAGAAAGAGAAGGGTGCCTACGGGCACCCCTATCTTTTTTATTTATAATCTAATTAAATTTTAATATAATGAAAGAAAAAAAAGAAATTAAGTCACGAGTATATCGTTTGACTAGAGGAGCAGCTCCGTTGAGCTTTATGCTTCCATCCAAGAGTTCAAAGCGTAGACCTTTACTTCACTTCGATGAAGAGACAGGACAAAACAGAGAGATTAGATACGCAACAAATCAACAAAGTCCTTTTAAAGACGAGCAAGATGGTAATGCCATTGTAACTCCTATTATCTTTGAATCAGGACTACTTAGAGTTCCAAAACAAAATCAAGCATTACAAATGTTCTTAGCCTATCATCCTTTAAATGGTAAAAAGTTTGAGGAAGTAGATACTGCACAGGATGCAGCTAAAGAAGTAGAAGCAATGAGTGTAGAGGTTGATGCATTAATCGCAGCTAAAAGCATGGGATTAGAGCAAATGGAATCTGTAGGTAGAGTGATACTAGCAGGGGACGTAAATAAAATGTCAACATCAGAATTAAAAAGAGACATGCTAGTGTATGCTCGTAATTATCCTGCTGAGTTTTTACAAGCATTGGATGACCCTTCGTTAAAGTTGTATTCTACAATTCAAAAATGCTTTGATGAAAGACTGATAGCATACAGAAATAAAAATAAAGATGTATACTTCAACTTACCATCAAACAAAAAAAGATTGCTAACAATACCATTTGGTGAAGACCCAATGCATGTTATAGCGTCTTACTTTAAAACAGATGAAGGAATAGAGAAGCTTGAGTATTTAGAAAAACAATTAGCGTAGTGTAGGCACATATTTTGAATTAGTCAAGGGAGGGTTGGTTTTTACAACCCTCTTTTTTTTTTGTTTATCTTTGTATAAAATAATTTATTAATGATTAATTCGGTACGAAATACAGTATTAGCTATTCTTAATAAAAATAATTACGGATACATTTCCCCACAAGATTTTAATCTATTTGCTAAACAAGCTCAGATAGATATTTTTGAGGATTATTTTTACCAATATAATTATCAGCTAAACAAAGAGAATAAAAGAATGTCAGGTACAGGGTATGCTGACATTACGAAAGGTTATGAAGAGGTAATAAATATTTTTTCAGAGCAAAAGTTTTTGCTTCATAATTATAACAATAGGTTTTTTACCCCAAGTCTTGCAACAACAAATGATGATTATTATTTATTAAATAAAGTTCTTGTTTATTCAAGGATGTTAGCTAGTGGTACTAACACAGTAGTACAGGTGCAAGATTTAGTAGACAACACTACTGACTTTGTAGCAGCAGGTGTTAATGTAGGAGATATTGTAGGGAACGTAACAACAAATCAAATAGCATTTGTTCAAAGTTTAAACGGAACAAATACACTTGTATTGGTAGATAACGATGGTAATCCTGCAGATATCTTTTTAAATGTTGGAGAAGAATATATTATATATGATGATGAAGTAGTAACTGAAGCAGAGAAAGTAACACATAGTAAAATAACTTTGCTTAATAGTTCTTTGCTTACTGCACCCTCTACATTATATCCTGCGTATACTCAACAGGAACCGACATTGTCTTTGTTTCCTCCAAGTATAAATACAATTGGAGCTGTTCAATGTCAATATATAAGATACCCATTTGACCCACAATGGACATACACCACGCTTACCGGAGGTGAGCCTGTGTTTAATCCATCGAATCCGTCATATCAAAACTTTGAGTTACCATTAGACGATGAGTATACTTTGGTTTTAAAGATATTGCAATTTGCAGGAATGTCAATAAGAGAATTACAAGCTGTTCAATTCGGTCAAGGATTGGAAGGAGCAGAAGACAACCAAGAAAAATAATTAGTTTATGTATATAACACCATATCAATATTACGAAAACGGAGGTAATCCACCTGAAGATGCTAATTGGGGTTCTTATCAATATATAAGCTTAGAAGATATTGTGAGAAACTTTTTGTTAATGTATGCAGGTAACCACTCGTTAATTAATAATGTTAATAGATATAAGATTTTGTTTCATGCTAAAAGAGGAATACAAGAACTTAATTACGATGCATTCAAAGAAATAAAAATATTAGAACTTGATGTGTGTAGTACATTAAGGTTTGTACTACCAAACGATTATGTTAATTGGGTTAGAATATCTGTATTTAAAAATGGATTATTATATCCGTTGACAGAAAACATTCAAACCAATTGGAGTGGTGCGTACTTGCAAGACAATGATTGTAGAATTTTATTTGACCAAGACGGAAATGTTTTAAAGCCACAATATTCTGATTTAGATTTTGAAAGAATTACAGGTGGTCTTAAAAGTATTTACTTAAATAAGAACAGTATATTCCATGGATACGAAGGATATTGTTGTGATGGAATGTGGTATTTTGATTATGAGATTGGTGCAAGGTTTGGTTTAAATACTGAGACTGCTAACGCAAATCCTACATTCTCAATAAACAAAAAAGGTGGAGTAATAAACTTCAGCTCAGGCATGGCTAATGAAAAATGTATTTTAGAATATGTATCCGATGGAATGGAAAATGGAGATGATTCACAAGTTAGTGTAAACAAACTATTTGAAGATTATATTTATGCATATATCGAATATGCTATTCTAAGTTCAAAGCTAGGCGCACAAGAATATGTTATTAATAGAGTTAGAAAAAGAAAACAAGCTTTATTAAGAAACGCAAAAATTAGAATTAGTAATATTCACCCGGGAAGATTGTTAATGAACATGAGGGGAAAAGATAAATGGATAAAATAGAATGGCAAACATACAAAGAAATTTTGTAGCAGGTAAAATGAATAAGAGTCTTGATGAAAGACTCTTGCCTAATGGTCAGTATATAGATGCTGTTAATGTTCGTTTGGGTTCTACTGAAGCATCAGAGATTGGTGCGGTAGAAAACTCAAGAGGAAATATTAAACTCACTACTTTATCATATAATGGACAAGAAGTATCTTCCTCAGCAAGATGTATTGGAGCATTTGCTTTAGGTGAACAAGAAACAATGTATTGGTTTGTACATGACCCTGCTTTTGGTTTAGGTGCCACAGGGAAATGTGACATGATAGTTTCCTTTAATACTCAAACCGAAACTTTAACTTATCATATAGTAAGTTTAGATGACGGAGGTGGAGTAAACACTACATTAAATTTTCAATCAGATGAGTTAGTTTTAGGAGTAGATTTTGTAAACGACCTTTTGTTTTTTACAGACAACAATAATCCTCCTAGATTTATAAATGTAGAAAGAAACTATCCAAACCCTTCAGCAACATTTATAGACCAATTTTCTGCAGAGGCTATCTTGGTTATTAAAAGACCTCCTTATACCTCTCCTATAATTGCACCAAAAAAAGGTGCAGGTGAAAACAATTATTTAGAAAATAGATTTGTATGCTTTGGATATAGATATAGATACGCAGATAATGAATACTCTGCAACATCTCCTTTTAGTCCTCCTTCTTTTATTCCGGGACCTTTTAGTTATAGTTCTTCTTTAGCTAACAACCGAGGAATGCTAAACACCACAAACATATGTGAGATAACATATAATAGTGGTGGTGAATTAGTAGTGGGAGTAGATTTATTATTTAAGGATATGAGTCTAAACACTATTAAGGTTATAGAAAAACTGAACAAGGCTGACTTAGGTATACCCGACAATACAGAAATTACATATACTTTTAGTAATAGTAAAATATTTACTGTACTAGCAGACTCAGAGGTTTTAAGATTATTTGATAATGTTCCTTTGAAAGCAAAGGCGCAAACATTAATGGGTAACCGATTAATGTATGGAAATTATTTTGAGGGTAGAGATTTAATAGATTATACCGGTGCTGCTCTAAAGCTCGAGTATACTACAGAACTTATTAGTGAGTTTGTTGAGTATCAAGTATTAGAGACTGCAACTTCCGCAGGTGTTTATACTATATCAGGAACAACAAGAAACATTCCTCAGTCGGTTGTAGAGGTAGATTTTACAGGGGTTGATTTGGTAGCAGGTGCAGGTATTGCTATAGAGCTAGACTTAATTCATGATTCATTTGATGCATCTTTTGACCAATTAACACAAACCAATAATGCTATAGAGTTAAACTTTCAATATCAATTAAGAGAGGACTATGCAACTGTTTTTGATTTAGCTCAAGACCAAGATTTTATTGATGCTATTCAATTATTGGAGCCGGTCTTTTTAGATGCTTGTAATGGCTCTTCGCTTAGTGATGAATTAAATTGTGCGGCTCAGTTAACTCTTGACACAAATTATGAAAAAACTGCAAGTGGTATTACAGGGTTAAATCAACCCTTTGATATCATAGTAACGGTTCCTGAACCTAATCTTTTAAAAATACAGATAGCTGCATTACAATATGTAGACACCCTAGACCCTGCAAATGTGGCTTATGAATATTTAACTATAAGTTTATCAGAAGCTGAATACACTAAGATAGCCAATGCAAAAAGCTTACATAGTAATAGAGGGTATGAGATTGGAATTATCTACATGGATGAATTCTCAAGAGCTACTACAGCTTTGGTTAGTGAAAACAATACACAGTATGTTCCATGTGGAGCATTGACGAGTCAGAACTCAATACGGGTTACTATACCTACTACTCAGCTTCCACCTGATTGGGCAAAATATTATAAGTTTTGCATCAAGCCGGATAAAGAAGATTACGATATTATTTACACTAACTTGTTTTTTAGAGACGCTGCTTTAGGTTCAACTTGGTTTTTACTTGATGGGGAAAACTCTCAAAAAATTGAAGTAGGAGATAAGCTTATTGTAAAAGCAGATACTAATGGTCCTAAAGAAAGATGTACTACAGTAACAGTTTTAGATAAAGAAGCTAAACTAGCAGACTTTATAACCCCTCCTCCTGCAGATGCAGCAGGAAATGAAGCTGTAGTTCCTTCCGGAACTTACATGAGAGTTGCAACCAATCAAATTGCAACTGAGCTAGGAACAAACCCTGTGGTAGAAGATAAGGATAGTGCTACAGGTAATAACAATAGTTGTCCAAAGGTTTACTTAGATGTTTGTACTTTACCTAATGTTGATTATGACCCTGCAACTTACGACCCTTTAGACCCTACAACTTTTGCATATATTCCTTTTACAATTCCTGAAGGCTCTACAATTAGAATAAATTATTTTAATAAAAGACGAGGAGGCTCAGGAAATAAATGTGAATTAAGAGAGTGTATATGGGAAGCTGAAGCAACAGCATCTCAAGAATACCCTAGTTTAAAAGCTTTTTGGGATGGAGATAGTCTTGGTGGATTAACAAGTAGTGCAGAATGTAGAACTGATACTTCAGATGCTCCTTCAACATTTCAATATTTACCTGCATTAGGTGGGTATGACCTTGTTCCTATCTTTGGAAGTAATTTTGTAATAGGAAATATTCCTTGTTCATTTGGTATTAACTATATTCAGTTCATGGACTATGTCGGTACTGACACAGATAATTCCGGAAGACAAAGACTAGGATTCACAGGAACAGAGGGGTGTGGTAGTAATAGAAACAGAAGGTCTAAGCTAGAAGTAGAAGTAGTTATAATTAGAAGAGATACATTGATTGTATTCGAGTCTGAACCTAAAGACGCATTACCTGATTTATGGTACGAGTCTCCTACAACCTACCAAGTATTTGACGCAGAGTGTGAAATAACACTTAGTGTTGATGCAGCTGAATCTGCTCCTATAGTATTTGATTACTCTTTTGAAGGAAGAGTGTTTAGCGAAACAGTAGACCCCGGTGATACAAAAATTGTGTATGGAGATTGTGGTTCGGCAGTAGTAAGTGCAACTACACCTCCTGATAATGTAGCTAATATATCTATTACTGATGTAACATTAAGTGGTGCAATTCACCAAGGAAACCTACAAAACCAAACAGACACACAACCTGCTATTATTGATACTGAATTCTTTAACTGTTATACATTTGGTAATGGTGTAGAAAGTTTTAAAATAGAAGATTCTATTATCGGTAAACCACTAACTCTTGGAAATAGAGTTACAAGTACCTCTGCTCAAGATTATAAAGAGGCTCATAGATTTGCTGATATTACTTATAGTGGTGTTATTAATGATGAAACTAACCTAAATAAACTTAATGAATTTAATTTAGGATTATTAAACTTTAAACCTTTAGAAGACTCTTATGGTCCTATAACAGTTCTTAACGGAAGAGAGACAGATATACTTACATTACAAGAGGATAAAATATCTTATGTTCTTCAAGGCAAAAACTTGCTTTCTGATTCTACAGGAGGAGGTTCAATTGCTTCGGTGCCTGAAGTATTAGGTACTCAGATTGCAAGAATAGAAGACTATGGAAATAGTAATAACCCTGAAAGCTTTGCTGTTTGGGGTGCTGATAAATTCTTTACTGATGCCAAGCGTGGTGCTGTGCTTCAACTTAAGGGAAGTTCAGCGCAGTCAGAACAATTACAAGTGGTATCGGAATTTGGAATGAGGTCTTTCTTTAGAGATTACTTTATTGATAGTTTTAATACGTTTAAGCTTGGTGGTTATGACCCATACATGAATGAGTATGTATTAACAAATTCTGATTTACTAATTCCTTCAGAGCCATTAGAAATAAATTGTGGTGTTACAAGAACTATTACATGGAATGGACCTGAGCAAGAATTTATATATCAACTTGGAAATTTAGTTGGAGCTGTAAACGTTTCTTTCATAGTTACAAATTACGCAGGTGTACCAATACCATATGAAGGAGTATACAATGGAGCTGTAGTGTTTAGCGGAGTAGTTAATACTGATGGCTTTTTCACTCACACCTTTAATAAAACAATTGTTTCAGCGGAAGAGCTATTCCTTACATTTGGTTTAGGTGCTTCTTCAGACCCTGTAAACCTAGAGATTACAGTAACTTGTCCTGATGCTCCACTAATTAATGTTATTCAAGTAGCAATAACATCTGACAATGAAGCAGGTCAATTTATTCATGACGAATACAGATGGACAGATGGTGTATTCACAAGTGCATTGCAATCTGAACAAGTTGAATTTCTAAGTGGAACAGGATTAATAGTTTCACAATATACATTTACTACTGCACCTCAAGGTGGAAACTTGATTCCTGCCAACGGTGCTACCGTAAGAATTATTAGTAATCAAATTGCAGCTTTAGGAGATGATTTTGTTTTCAACGCAGCATTAAATCAGTTTAGATTCCACAGAAGTGCAACACTTTACACTAATACTCCTGCGAACATACAGACTTTATTGAATGTGTCTACTCAAGCAGCTCCTATTACAGGCGCAGCACCTGTGTTCGATGCTACATTTGCTATGCCGAACACCAATGATGAGTATTTATATTTGATTTGGGATTACAGAAGACCTACTCCAATTGAGTTATGTTACTCAGATGTAGATTGTTCTGAAGCATGTTGTGATTGTGGAGAAGACCCAACACCTGAAGAGGATAATTTAGAGGCTGAATTATGTGTAGACCCTTTAGCTACAACAGCTAATCCTCAAACTATAATCATACCTCCTACTCCGGGAGTAACCGTAGGTACATTCATTAATCCAACAGGAGCAAGTAGCTCTTGTACTTATGAGGTTACAGCTATAACATTAGCTGCTCCAAACGCAGTTGTTGGAAATATACTTACAGGAGTTACTAACTGTAATCAAGTGTGTGACCAATACGTTTTAACAGGAGCACCTATAACAGGTGGAGAGTATGAATACTTTGATTGCAATGACGTATTACAAACAGGCACATTAACAGATAATGAAAGTATATTTATATGTGCACACAGATTAGATGCGTTAACTAATGTGACAGCAGTTCAAGGTTGTGGGTGTGAATTAAACTTTGTAGTAAGAAGATGTCAACAAGACGGTACAGGAACAGTTGATGAACAGATAATAGCTTTTGATGCAAGTAATAACATTGGAGATATTGTAACACTAACAGGTGCTTCATTCCAAAATTGTAGATATGAAATTATCAACACAACTACAGACCCTGTTACTGCAACTAAATTAGGAACTTTGTTTGGTGTGTCTTGTAACACAGCTTGTAATGCTTATTTCATAGAGAACTTAGATGGTGTAAATAGTCAAACATTCTTCTATACAGATTGTGATGGAGTTGCTCAAACTGTAACTTTATCACCAACAGGTGTTACGGTAAAATGTTTAAGAAGCTTTACAACACCACAATCAAACTTTAGTGTAACCTTTCAAACATGCGATTGTGTAGTATAAAATAAATAAATAAATATGGCAGCAACATTAGGAAATTACTTTATAGACGGACCAACATTATCAACAGCGACAGCAGTATTTGATGATATTGATTTAACTGTTTGCGCAGCAGATGGATTCTATTCAGACGGAATTGTATGTAGACAACAAATAGGATGTGTACTTACCATAGCTGTCCCTTGTCCTGATTGTGTAATACCATGTGATGCTACAATTAATGCAAGTGGTAATCAAGGTGTATATGAATTAACCTTTGCTACCGGTGCTAATTTAGGAGCAATGATTATTTATTTTGACCCTATTGGAGTTCCTGATGGAGTAAGAGCTATATTTGATGGTGTTACTTATAATGAAGTAACGGGAAATAATTTTGGATATGCAGCGGCAGGTAATGCAAATAACCTTACAGTAATAGGAACTGCATCTTCAGATTGTAGTCCGGGAATCGGTGTTACATTAGATGGAGGAGGCTACTCAGGTTTAGACCAATACAGGTATAACGCATCAACATCAAGCTTTGACTTGATTGGAAGCTCAGGTGTAGCTACAGGTACTTCTGCAGATGTAGTACTAACAGCATCTGCACCGGGAGTTGTGACTATGGTAATACCTAGAGTAAATCAAAATGCATCCACTTGTCAAATAGATATTGTAGGATATTGCGGAACGTCTTGGAATTTAGCAATCAATTGTCCTGCAGCGTTACCATCTGTTCCTGTAAATTTACTTGCTGATGATTGTTCGGCAACCACATTCCCTACATTCTTCTATCATGCACCGAACCAAGGAAATACACCGGGTGAACCATCTGTAAATGAGTTTGTTTTTTCTGATTCTTCAGGATTAAATAAACTAGCAGCAGGTTCATATGTAATGAACCCACCATCAGGTAAAGCAGTATTTACTGTAGATGCTAATGGTGTTATAACCAATATAACTATTTGTCCATGATAAACGAAAATTCCACATTAAATAAATGTACTATAACATATAGTGAAGATGTAAAAGGATTCCCTTCTTTTTACTCTTACTGCGCAGAATTTATTAAAGGTATGAATCAATATTTATATACCTTTAGTGGTGGTAATTTATGGAGACATAATGTAAACGACACAAGGAATAATTATTATGGTGTTCAATATCCATCTTCAATTACAAGTGTTTTTAATCAACAACCTTTAGAAAATAAAATATTTAAAACATTAAATCTTGAAAGTGATGATGCATGGGACGCTACTTTGTTTACTGATATTCAATTGGATGGTGAGATAAATGTAAATTATTTTGTACAAAAAGAAGGCTCATGGTTTGGGTTTGTCAGAAGCAATGGTCCAACAGGACCTAACACAGACCAAAGTCAATGGGAACTTAGAAGCGTAAATGGTGTGGGTATAAATGACGCACTCGATACTACTGACCCTGCTAACATTATAGTATCTTTTGATGCCTCTGTTCAAATAGGAGGTATAATATCTGCAGGGGATTTCATGTATTATGCACCCGGACCTAACTATGATGCTCCTGAATTCGTGGGAGTTTTAACTGAGGTTAATGTAGATTTACCAAATTCTGTAAATCAATTAACAATTAACAGTACCAACGCAGCGGTAGGAGGTTTCCCTGCAGCTCCACAACCAACATTTATTCCGGTTACAGATGGCTTTTGGTTTTTTATTAAGAACCCAATCGCTGAATCACATGGAGTACTTGGGCATTATTGTGTATTTGAACTTCAATTAAACACAACAGCACCATCTGAGCTATTTGCAGTTGAGTCAGAGGTAATGAAAAGCTTTCCTTAAAATTTGTTATCTTTGTCATATGATTGACGAGCAACAATCACTTGTGGCAGAAAGAGTACTAGGTGGTATCCCTCAATTAACAGGAGTAATGTGGGAAAAAATCGAACAGTTTCAAAAAAAACTTGGTACATTTCAAGGGGGTATAACCCATCAAGCAGGTGATGAGCAATGTGAAGAGTTAAAAAAAACTTATCCACTAAAGCAACATATAGAAGGTGGTATATATACTCGAGAACTATTTATGCCAAAGGGTAGTGTAGTTATCAGTATGATACATAAACAGAGTCACCCTACATTTGTTTTAAAAGGAATGTTTTCTTACTTAGATGATAAAGGAGTTGTTAGAATAGTGAAAGCACCTCATAAAATTTTCACAAAAGTAGGAGCTCAAAGAGTTTTTTATGTACACGAAGACACTATTTTAGTTGGAGTGTACAAAACAAAAGCTAAAACTTTTGAAGAAGCGGAGGCAGATGTGTATACAAATAATTACAAAGACCTTCCTAAAAAGGTTATAAACAAAATTAAAAAATTATGGCAGGAATCGGATTTGCAATTGCAGGGTTAGCATTATCAGCAATAGGTACCGGTGCTTCTTTTGCTCAAGCAGGTGCATCTAGAAGACAACAAAGAGATGCTGAATCTAAAGCTGAAGCAATGATGCGTCAAGCAAGAAAAAGATTAGATATAAATTATATGGAACAGCTTTCTATAAAGAAAGAACCATATGAACTTCAACGAGAGGCATTACTTCAACAAGGAGCAACTGCCTTAGCTGCAGCTCAAGAAGGAAGTCAAAGAGGTGTAGCCGCAACAGCCGGTAGACTACAACAAGCACAGACTCAAGCTCAAGGTCAAGTAAGAACTCAAATGGGTCAAGAACTTCAATCTATTGAAAAAGCTGTAGCTGAAGAAGATGCAAGATTAAGAGACTTAAATGTTCAATTAGACTTAGGAGAAATACAGGGAGCTCAACAGGCAGCAGCAGATGCAGAAGCTAAAGCAGCTGCACAAACAGCAGCCGGAATACAAGGTGCTGTAAGTACAGTTCAACAAGGTATTCAAATGATACCTTTATATGGTCAAAATACTGATGCACAAATGGCTGCAATAGGAGAGACTGAGTTTTCTGCTGAGCAGATAGCTGACATTGGAGACATTAATGGTAAAGCATTTGACCCCTCAGCTTTAGGTTCAGGAAAGAAAAGTGATTTTAGAAAATTCAGAAGAAGCCTAGACCCTAACCAAAAGAATTTAATTTTTGGTAACGAAGCATTTCAAGCTAATTTTGCAGCACAAAGCGGAGGTATTAATGCGCTTACGCAAACTCCACAACAAGCAAGGCTTCAGATGCTGAGACAAAAACAATCTGCAGGTACTATCACAGAGGTAGAACTTCAAGAACTAAATTCATTGTTAGGTACTACGACTACGACAACCATAACTAATTAAGATATGACAAAATTTGGATACGTTAAAAGAGAGGCAACCAACCAAGTAGATTGGTCGGCAGTAGCTCAACAATTCACAACAGTTCTACAAGAAGAAGCTAATGTTAGAAATCAACAGAAAGCTGAGATAGACAAAGCTTCTCGTGAAATGGTGGACACTTTAAATAATGCACCATCAGGAGAATATGTAGACGGTAATACCTTTATTTCAAACTACGCAAGTGACGCATCTCAAGTCCTACTTACTCAAGACCGATTATTAAAGCAAGGGGTTTTACAACCTCGTGATTATGCTGTAGTTAGAGCCAACTTAAATGATTCGAATAAGCAAATGTTTAAACTAGCACAATCCTATCAGGAAGCTTATAAACTGAAAATGGAAAGAATGAATTCTGCAGACCCTGCAACTCGTTCTCAAATGCTAGAGCAATGGAAGATGGAACAAGCAGAAGGACTATATAACTTACGAAACACCAAAGCACTAATTAATCCTAATAGTGGAATGGTCTCAATTGGTTTATGGAAGGATGGTAAAATGGATACAAATCCCGGTGCATATCAAACTATACCTGAGCTTATGGGTAATCTTTCAGGAGAATATGATTATTTCGATGTAAGAAAAGAAGTAAATACTGCGGTGGATGATTTAGGAATAATAGATGAAATAGATGTAAAGTATGCAGGTGAAGGTGGTCTTGATATGATATTTAAAACAAGTTCTCAAGGAGGAAAATATTCCGGAGATGATGAGGTTTTAAAAGAATACTTTGAATGGGCAGGTTATACTGCTGATGCAATGATGTCAAATCCATTTCATGTTACTTCTATTTTAACAAACGAAAACCTAAGAGCATCTAATGGAAAACAATACACTTTTAGTTATGAGCCTGATGAGAGCAAAAGAGAGCCTAATGAAATTTATTTAGACAGAACCAATAATAGAAGTGGTGAACCTGTGTTTACAGATGAGCAAAAGGGTAAAGTAAAAAATGCTATTATAGAAAGACTTAACGATTCAGTAGATAAAAAGATAGATGTTAAATCTTCTCGTAGAGGTTATGAACCACCTACTACAAAGAATGACAGAAAGAATAAAGGAGTTGCTGAAAACTCATTTAATAAACTATCTGACCTTTATTATGGTGATGCGGCAGCAGTTAAAGCAGCTGAAACTTATTTTAGAGATAACTTTACTGACGTTGCTGAGGTTCAAAAGAGAGGGAATATTATATATGTAACTAATAATGAGGGTGTAACAAAAGAAGTTCCACTTATAGATGACAAAGGTAATCTTATGAGCTTTACGGACTTTGCAGAATCAGCAGTACTATTAACAGGTGAGGCAAACATTGCGGAAAGTGTTGACTTAGCAGGTGGTGTAAGAACAGGTATTGTAGCAGAGGTTAAAGCAGGAGAAGCAGAAGGCACTTATGATGTTATATATAAAGACGGAAGAGTAGAAACTAAAAGAGGAGATATTCTTAACTCTCCTTATAAAGTAGGAAAGGAATATGAATTAGGTTCTATTACAGAAACGAGTTCAGGAGCAGGAACCACACAGGAGGAAACACCACAACAACAGGTTACTAGATATTACGATACAAAAGTAGATTCTAGCTTGTTCTTGGGCGCAGAGGATGATGATACAGGTGAGGCATTAAAAGCCTTACTTTCACCATTTGGATTTGAAGTAAATGTTCCAAATTCATGGAACAGTACTGTAACAATAAAGAAAGGAGACAATAAGTTAAGTGTAAACAGTAATCAAGACAATCCAACTTTGGCTAATGCTGAGCTTGAAAAACTTCTTGTGTTTATAAAAGGAAATACAAGTGCTGCGGAAGCAGAGTCACAACAAGATTTCTTGAATAATCAAGTTGGAAAAACTAGCGGCAAAGGTGGCGGCAAAAGTATGGCAGACTATTAATACATAGATATAAATGAACGAAGAGGCAGTACAACAATTATATAGCTTAGCACAAGCAGAAGGCTACTCTAAATCTTTTGAAGACTTTAAAGTTTTGATGGGGTCTAATGAAGAGGCACTTAACAATATGTATAATGTTGCTAAAGGTGAGGGTTATCAGAAAGATATTAATCAGTTCAAGACCCTTGTTGGCTTTGGAGATTCAACTAATGTTGTAGAAGAAACGGAGATTGTCTCGACAGATGACCCGGAAAAAAAAAATCCAATCGGATTGGACCAACCAAATCTACCCGAAGTCCCCGAAGGTTTGGAATCACCTTTACAATCGGAGACAGAAAATGTTTCATCGGAATCATCTATTACAGAGGAAGAAGTTGAAGACCCTTTTGCAGGAACTCTATTAGCTGATGAAATCGAAGACCCATTCGATGTTGGCTTAAGCACTATTACCAATAAACTTATAGACAAAGAAGAAGAGTTCGTTGTGCCTGATTTAAACTATAGATTCAATGATTATGGTTTTACTTTTGAAGAGACAGGTATCGGAGATGCAATGGTTGTTCAATCTGCAAATGGAGAAAAAATATCTATAGACTTAGACCCTATGATGGGTGCAACTGAAACAGCAGAAGCTGCAAAGCTTAGAAATTTTTTGGAAAAAAACAGAGTTGAATCAGAAAATAGACTAGCTGCAACCACTTCTAGAATTGAAAAGAAGAATCAGCAAATAAGAGATGAAAAAGAAATAGAAGCTACTGTTAAACTTTTTAATGAGCAGACAGAAAACTTTAGACAAGAAGTAGTTGAGTTTTCAAATGCCAAAGCAGAGCTTGATAAGTTATATGAAGCTCAATTCGCAGGTCTTTCTGCTAGTGATATAAAAGGTAACCCTGAAAAAAAAGCAGCCTATCAAACATATATTAATCAGAAAAAAGATTTGATGGGAGCTTTCAGTAAGCTTCAAGAAAAAGAAAAAACCTTTTCCGAAAAGGGTGCACTACTTGACCAAGAGGTAGGTAGATATGTGCAAATGCAAAGCACACAAGGTACTTGGTCCGGTGGTCTTTGGAATGCTGCGATGAAAGGAGCTTCTTCATTCGCTTCACAAGCAGTAGATGTAATGACAGACTTTTTTGTTGAAGTAAATCCTATGCAGATGGGTTATAACGAAGCTAGTCTTCAAAGTGATATAACTAATGATGCGCTTAGAAGGTTTATAGAGTCTCCTGAAAAGTATCAGTATATAGGAAAAGGAGAGGGGTCAGATGAAATAAAAAGTTTACTTAATAAAAACGAACTAACGGAAGAAGACAAGATTGCATTAAGCAAATCACTATCACAATATGATGCTAAAGAGGCTCAAAGTATTTTAAGTAATCTTACAACTGAAGATGGAGAAAATTTAGTTGAGTCTTCTATAAGCAGAACTAAAGATGCCTATAAAAAAGCTATAAAGTATTATGGTCCAAATGCGTATGATAGATTTAGAACAACAGGTAATGTAAGACCTGCGGGTAATCCATTTTCTGTACAGTCAAATTATTTTGATACTGAAATGGGAATGTTAGACGCTACAAGAGCAGGTATGGTACAAGTGTTGGGAGACCAATCTACTACAGAGCAATGGGCAAATCTTCAAAAGCAAGGTTTTTGGGGTGGTGCATTTTTAGGTCTTGCAGAATCTTTACCTGCCATGATTGGTGGTAAAGGAATCCCCGGTATGATTCAAAGAACAGCACAGATGTATGCTCTTACTAGTGACCACATAGACCAAGAGATGTCAAAGGACCCTGCGTTTGATGAGATTACTGAGAATGAAAAGTATTTTGTTAAAGTACCGGTAGGTCTTGCAGTAGGTGCATTAGAAGCTATAGGTTTTAGAAACATTGTTCAACAAAAAGGATTGTTAAACGGTGTGATTGCTAGAGCTTTAGGTCAATCTACGGAAAAAACTACAGCAAAAACATTTCAAGAATTTATAAGACAAGATGTTAAGCAGATGGTTGCACGAGGAGTTCTTACAATAGGTGCAGGTGGACTTGCAGAATTTGAAACAGGATTCTTGCAAGAAGGCGCAACGATAGGTATTAAAGAAATATTTGATGCATCTAAAGGAAAAAATTTATTTCAAAACCCTGATACATTTATAGACGTTGCATCTCAAATGATGTATGCCGGTGCTCAAGAAGCTGTCGGTGGTTTTACATTAGGTGTGATACCTGCTGTTTCAAACATGGCTGCGGGAGGAAAATTGCCTGAAGTAGATGATGGGGTCTTTAAAATCTTTGAAGGCATCATGTCTGACCCTCAATATAAAACTATGTTTGTTACCAAACTAAAACAAGAGGTAGCAGCCGGAACAAAAACACAGAAAGAAGCAGACGCAGAATTAAAAAACTTTGAGCAGTTAGAAGGTCTTGCTCCTAAAGTACCTACAGATTATACGACTCAACAGAAAAAAGAAGCTTTACAGTTACTATTAGAAAAGCAAACCTTAGAATCTAAAATGGAAGGTAAAGCACCTGAGCTAGTTAAAAAGGAACAGGCAAGAGTAAATGATATTAATACTGCTCTTGAAGGTATTCAAAGTACAGCGGAAACAAACTTAGAAAATCAAAACAAATTAGAGCAATCAATTCCTGAGCTTGGTGTTCAAGAGCAAGTTGATGAGCAGGTTCAAGAAGATACTGATGTAACAACAGAAGAACGAGCTGATATTGAAGGATTCTTTGGAGAAGAAACTCAAACAGAAACGACTACTCAAAACAATTTATTCTTTAATAGAAAAGGAAAAAGAGGTAGTGAGCTTACACCTGATTTAAAATCTATGAGAGGAATGGTGATTGACATTGCGTCCAAAGCAGCCAACTCTATCAAGACAATATTACCTAAGACAAAAATAGTTCTTCATGAATCTATAGACGAGTTTAATAAAGTTGCTCCTGAAGGTAGAGGTTTTTTTGATTTTGATAATAATACTATTCACATTAATCTTGAAGGAGCTACAGCTACAACTGTACCTCATGAGGTTTTTCATGCTGTGTTATTTAATACTTTAGGAGAGACTAAAACTGCTGAAGCAGTAACTAAAATGATTGGCTCTGTTCGTAAGACGTTAGATAAAAATAGTTTGATGGCAAACAGAATGGATGCGTTTGAAAGAGCATACCAATCTGAAGGTATGTCGATAGCTAATGAAGAAGCATTGTCAGAATTATTTGGAATGATGGCATCAGACTATAAGAGTTTAACTAAGCCATCTAAAAATGCCATTGTAAACTTTATAAAAAGTATGGCTTCAAAAGTTGGAATTGACTTAGGTTCACAGTTTACAAAAACTGATAGAGATATAATTGATTTATTAAACACCTTAGCTAGAAAAACTAGAACCGGTGAAGAGATTGAACAAGCTGACATAGCTACATTAGAAGAACTTGATAATGGTACAAACCCAATAGGTAATCCAACTACTATTGTAAAACCAAAGAGTAAAGGGCGACAACAGAAGATAAAATTTAAAGACTCGTACCCCCTATCCTTAGTAAGCTCTGCTAAAAAAATTGATATTGATTCATTAATTGATACCATTGCAGACAAAGGTCAGAAGGTTTGGTTTTGGGTAGCTGACCAATTAGGTTTAGATGCAGAGATGGATATAGATGCAGGTCCAAGTTACGCACTACAAAAAGAAGGTGAAATATGGGCAAGTAGTTTAACTAAAAAAACACTTGAAAAAAATATAGGCAAAGCTGATTATATATTTATTATTAGTGGCTCACCATCAAAGAGTCACTTGTTTAATAAAAAGGTATACGATAAATATACAGATAAGCTTGGCGACTACGCTACATTTAAAGAGAAGGCATTAGAAACTAAACCTGTTAAGGGTGTTAGAGATGTGCTAACAGAGTATGATAGTTGGCAAGAAATAAAAGAAGCTGATGGTTCAGTAAGAAAAAACTTTTTGATTGCGCATATTGCTCAAGGTAAAACTCCTAACACAGCATATCACAAACTCGTTAAAGAGTTGGATGGTTTTATTGACCCTGAAATTTTTAGAGATGGTTTCTATGCAGAGAACAACTTCCAACAAAATGATATCATGATGGTGTTAAAACCAACAGGAGTCAAGGAAGGTTCTAACCATTCTACTTATACCAATACTATTCTTGGAGAAGTTGTAGGTGTTCCTGACACAAAGATTGATGCATTTGAATTGATGCCAAAGGAAATGAGAGAGTCAATGGAGGGTGCAGGTAGAACTACTACTAGTCAAAAGGTAGCACCTTATGGTTCAGGAGTAAAAGAAGTTACTTCAAGAAGAGGTAGACAACAAAAAGAAATAACTGATATTATAAATGAGTCAAGAGATTCTAACTTTAGAGACGAGGTAATAAAAGATTTCTTAGTAAGAGTTAAAAAATATCCTGCCAAATTAGTCAATAAGATAATGGAAGTAGATGTTAATTTATTTAAAACTCTTCCTAAAAGCTTTACCAATATAGAAGGTGGTGTAGAATCAGGACTTAAACTATATAAAAGAGTAAAAGCATTTGAGCAAAAGCTTATCAACTCCAACAAGAGAAAAAAGGTCAAGCTTACAGAACAACAAATAGCGGACCAAACTATAGAATACTTACAGAAACAACCTGAGTATAAAAACGAAGGCGATGGAAGTAAAGGGTTAACAACTAAACAAGCTCAGCTTCAAGTAGAGTTTCAAAGAAGTGTAGGTACAAGAACAAGTGAAAGTGTACAAGAGAAACTTACTGAGGCTCGAAGAATGCTTCAACAAAGAAAGCGTGGTGCTGTAGATTTACAAAGCGTAAAGGTTGCGATGAGAAACTTTCTTAGAAAATCTTTACCGGCAGATTTATATACTCGTAGTGAAGTGATGAAGCTTGTAAGACAAATAACTGACGCAGGTAGTACTGCGCAAATAGAAAATTTATTTAATGAAATAATAGAGTTTGTTAATACTAAGAATAACGTAAGGTTAGAAAAGCAAATAGATAATATCCTGAATGGAAAGTATGAAACTAAACAATCAGGTAGAAAGAAAGCTGCGAAGATTAGTCTTAATATAAAAGAAAGAATACAGAGGATTGCAAAAGACAGACTCTCATCTACTGCAACAGCTGAAGACATAGAGAATACAAATAAAAATTTAACTGAAGAGTTCAATCAAATTCGTCAAAAAAATGTTTTATCGGAAGGTGACATGAGTCGATTGGTTGATATTCAGATTTTGTTAAACCTTAACAATGCTCTAACTATGGAGAACAATGACGTTAATAAAACAGGGTCATTGGATGTAGCACTTGCATCTCTTACAGAAATGATTGAGCAGGGTAGAAGTGAACTTAAACAGCAACTTCAAGATAAACACAACGAGTATAACGATGAAGCTTCAATTGCAATTGAAGATATCACCGGAGAAAAAGTTGACATGGGTGACCCTGATGCTAGAGTTGAGCTTGATTCAATGAATCAGAAGTTGCGAAACAAAAAACAAAAAAGAACTAAGAATATAATTGCAAAGTTTGTTAATACTCTTAAGACAAATGTAAAAAAATTCTTCAATGAAACCGAAGCATTGGATGGACTGATGGATTTAATATCTAAACTTCCGGGAGAAATGTTTGGCGGTAGACTTCAAGAGTTAGTTACTGCAAGAGTTGATGCCTCAACAAGAATGTATAAAGGTAGAATGATGCAGCAAGAAGAGATACTTGCTACTAAACTTGAAGAATTGTATGGTAAGAAGTGGAGAAACCAAGTAAGAGCTCACAACAAACCACAAGTGGCTTACGTTCTTGACCCTGAAGCTGTGGCAAAAGCAAAAGAAAATTTTAACAACGACCCAAGTTTAAAGAACAAACAAATACTTAAGGAAGTATTAGCAGAGAATGAAGTAGAGATGTCTCAAAACGAAATGCTATACTACTATAATTTATATAAGGACCCTGCAAACAGAGGTTCTTTTAAAGCAACATTTGGGAAAGACTTTGCTAGAATTATGGAAGAGATGGAGGCAAATATGGATGATAGTATTAAAGAGTTTGGTGATTGGCAAGTGAATGAATTTTATCCTTCTCTTTACTCTCATTACAACAACACATATAAAGCATTGTACAGAACTAACATGCCATGGAATAGATATTATTCCGGTATGATATATCGAAACGACCCACAAGGAAACCCAATAGAGCAACAACCTCTTGACTTACTTGCAGATAAAAGCATAATGAATACATCAGTTGGAACTTCATCAACTAAAGCTAGGGTACAAAATAATTTACCGATTAGAAAGATGAACTCTATGAATGTGATGTCAACCTATCTGCGTGACATGGAATACTTTGCTGCTTACGGAGAAACCATCAATAGTATAAATAAAATATTTAGTAATAAGCAAGTGCGTGAATCTATAGCTGCTATTCATGGGGACTATGTTAATAGATTGATTAGTAATATGATTGGTAAGATTGCTAACCAAGGTATAAGAACTAATTCAGCAGACAGGTTTGTAAATAAAATGAACAATCTGTTTATCTTTTCAAGGATTGGTCTGAACCCTACTGTAATGATAAAGCAGTTGACTTCTATGATTACCTATGGTAATGATATTGGTTATGGAAATTGGTTGAAGTATTCATTAAAGAGTGTGCCTCAAATGATAAAGACTGTCAAAGAAATATCCAAGAATTCTGTGTACATGCAAGACAGAAACAAACAATCTATAACAAGGATAATAGAGTCTTATAGTAATGATGGAATGATTGAGATGGTTCCTAATCAGTATTGGGATAACTATGTAAACTTTATTATGTACACAACTAAGTTTGGGGATAAGGCGGCAATCTATTTAGGAGGTATGCCTAACTATTTATATTATAAAGACCAAGCATTAAAGCAAGGAAAGACTGAACAGGAAGCTCAGCAAGAAGCTATAGTTAAGTTTGAAAGAGATACAAAAAGAACACAGCAATCTATGGACCTACAAGATAGAGACTTCTATCAAACTGCAGGAGCACTTCAAAGAGGATTGAATATGTTCTTGACTACACCTAAACAATATTTAAGAAAAGAAATACAATCAACTCGTAATTTATATCGTAAAGTAAAAGCTTGGGATAGAAACGCAGGTAAAGGAACGTTAGGACAGAACCTTAGAACGTTTGTTACTTATCATTTAGTTGCTCCGGTATTGTTTCAGTATGTTGCATTAGGACTTCCGGGATTATTAAGACCGGTGCGTGATGAAGATGATGATGATTTATTAAGAGCTGCAATTATAGGTAACTTGAATGCATTGTTTATTGTGGGTGAAGTGATAAGTGGAACTGCAGACCTACTACAAGGTAAGCCATATGCAGGAGAAAGCGTTAGAAGTATTGCTCCATTAATGCAACTTCAAAGATTATTAAAGTTAGCTAACAGAGCTATGGGTACGAAGGATGAAGAGAAAGCTAAAGAAGCATTTAAAAAATTCTATTTAGAAGTTGCTGCCTCAACAAGTTTACCTGCTATTCAGATTGATAGGTTTATAAAAAACATAGATAAGCTTGGTGAAGGAGATACTCCGGCAGATGTATTAAGGATACTTAACTTTTCTCCCTATGTTAT